GCCTTCTTAAATGAAGAACTTGTCGATGTTTCTAATATCGATTCGGATAATGAGTTCTTTTCACAAGGAGCAAGAGTCAACGTCAATCCGGCTTATTTCGGTATTCGTTCAGATATTGAACAGAATGGATACTCACTAGCGCAACTTCCAATCATGCTGATGAAGTTGAAGAGCGGTAAGTACGTTGTCCTTGAGGGCCGTACACGATTTAATATTCTTATCAATATGGGTTGTACTAACATCATTGCTCATGTTTTTGATGAGACAACACCAGCAAATGCTCTACGTTTTGCTACTATGATGAACTCTGAAAACAAGCCATATGGTGAAGCAACCGTTATGGACATTGAGAAGACAATCCTTCGTTTAGTTGAGTATGGAGAGATTTCAAACGAACAGTCTATGGAATCTTTTGTTGATCAGGTCTTGTATGAGATCAATATTATTTCCACAAAACTAAATGCAACACAAGTAAGTACGATTTGTCACAAAGCAAGAGAAATCAAAGAAGGTGTTCAGCAAATCATTTCTTTTCCAGAAGGAAGAGGTGCTAAAGAGTGGTTGGATAAACATGGATATACCGATAATCGTGAAGTGGTATATTTTCCGATTGCGTCTTACATTGATAAGACTTTCAGTCGTATCATTAAGGCAGAAGAGTACTATGGTCCAGACGTAAAAGAAATTCGTTTGATTGTTCACACTGGAACTCCTGATGGAAGAAACCCAGAAAATCACTGGATCAAGAAGGGTGTAGATTTCAAGAAACGATTTGATATGTTTGAACGACAGATTTCTAAGTATCGGTTTGGTAACGCAAAACCAATCGAAGGTCGTACCGTTCTTTATGGAGTAATTCCACAGGTCAAGTCACTTTCTAAAAAGTATCCTATGAACTCTCTTCATATTTACAAATAAGGCCCTTGACATTCTTCTCTACTTATGGTAAGGTGATTCGTTAATGAGAAATAGAGGTAACTTATGTACTCCAAAGAACTAGAATCTCGTATCGACACCTTACTTGAGAATAGAGGTATCGCAGGTCACACAGCCGCTGATCGCTTTATCTCTGACTTCAAATCATATCTGTGTTACTATGATGTTACGACAAATGGTAACGCAGAATACACACTTACACTTTTAGAGAATGATGCTAATCTTGTTAGTAACACTGTTCTCTATTCAAACTTTCGTACAACTTTTGATGATCTGATTCCAGAAATCTTACGTCAAGATATCATCTTTCCTTTGCTGTTCAAGAAACTGATTGGTAGTAATGGTACGGCCATTGGTATTGGTGAACTTGCATTTCCACTCATCATTGCGGGCTACAGTTTCAGCAATGATAGTGATGGTGTTTTGGATAATGGTGCTAAAGTCGAGATTAAAAAGAATGGTGCTAGTCTGAAGCCTGTAAAGACAGGTCTTACTGACAAGGGTTTGGTTGATAAACTCAATGCTAAGTATTTTGCTGGAACAGCGCCTGGTATGAAACTTCCAAAGAAGTTCGATGAACACATTGCAACTGTCTCTGATCCAAGCGTATATGCAGACTACTTTAAGGAACTGTATGTCGGCTGTGATACTACAGAACTCGCTAAAGAGATTGCTGAATGTTATACTGATGCAGTTGCTTTCAATACCGCTGTTGGTAAGTTTGCTTTGAAAAACTATAAGCGTGTTGATGGTTGGAACAACATCATATACATAGATGATGAGAAAATGACACTTGTGAATATTGCTGATTTGACTGATATCGATAAACTTGGATTGAAGTTTACTCCAAAGTTCAAGCGTGGCGGTGATACACGAGCAATCGCAGATGGTTATGTGAATGTGGCTATATAATGACTAAACCTTTATTCATCTGGGCTGGTGGTAAGAACAAGATGCTAAAGCATTACTTACCACTTATGCCTGATCAAAATATAGAAACATACTCTGAACCATTTTTCGGTGGTGGAGCAATGCTTCTATATGTCGTTGAGAGATACAATCCAAAAGAGATTTGGATAAACGACATCAATAAAGGATTGGTAAGTATCTACACACACATTCGTGATAACAAACAAGAGTTTTGCTCCATTCTTGATGACTATTCCAAGCAGTACCTACCACTATCAAAAGAAGATAGGAAGAAGTTTTACTACGACTTGAGGGAAGAGAATGCTTGGAACTATCAAACTTGGGGTGAGGTAAAAGAATCTGCTGTTCTGTACTTCCTTATGAAGACTGGATTCAATGGTATCTGGCAGATCAACAAAAACACAAACAATCGATATGGTACGCCTGCTGGATTGCTAAACCAAAAAGACAAGGTTTACGATAAAGGTGTGGTAGACTACTGGCACAAAATGATGAACGAGAGAACGACTCATTTGTTGTGCGGTGACTGGAGTGAAGCACCAGTTTGTGATTTCACATATTATGATCCACCTTATCGTGGTAGTTTTGCGGATTACAATCAGCCATTCTCTGATGAAGAGTGTGAGAAGTTGATTGCTAATGTGGAAAACAACAGCAACGTATGGTTAGCAAATCGTGATATCGGTGATGGTTTTTTTGACAATCGAAATGCGATATGTAAGAAGTTTCCTGTTACATATACCGCTGGTAGAAGAAAGAAAACCGAAGAAGGTCATGAAGCAAAGAAAGCAACTGAGATTTTGCTTTACAATACATCAAATAGAACTATTGACGATTTCTTCTAAAACAGCCCTTGACATATGTAAACCATTATGATAGATTCAACAAGTAATGAGAGAGGTGATTCGCAAATGGTAAATATCCAGTCTAAAGAAGTCCTTGCTCGTCTGCTTGCTACTGAGAATCTTACGGTAGTTCATGAGAATGTGCAGACTGCTTCATTTAATGTTGAAGATCGTGTTTTGACACTGCCACTTTGGGATGGCATGGAAAACTACACTTATGATCATCTAGTGGGTCATGAGATTGCTCACGCTCTTTACACGCCCGCTCAGAAGTGGATGGACGCCGCTGGTAATGGTGGTAGAGGATTTCAGTCTTTTCTGAACGTAGTCGAGGACGCCCGTATTGAGCGGATGGTTCAAAAGCGGTATCCCGGCCTTCGTAAGTCATTCATCAAGTCTTACAAGAAAATGCTTGCTGATGGCTTCTTCGGAAAAAGTTCTGAAGAAATAAATAGTTTCAAACTCATCGACCGTCTGAACGTATTCTTCAAGTGTGGACAAACTGTCGGTGTTGAGTTCAGTAAAGAAGAGAAGTCTTGGATTTCTGAGATTGACAAGGCTGATACGTTTGAGCAAGTAATCGATATTGCTACTCGTCTTTATGGTAAAGCAAAAGAAGAACATGAGGAAGAGCAACAGGCGATGTCTGAGGCTTTTGCTCAAATGCAACAGGAATACGGCGATGAAGACACTTCCGATGAAGGCGAATACGATATTTCTGAAGGTTTCGGATACGAATCTGACATGGAGACAGAGAGCAATGATCAAGCGAAAAGCGGCTCTGAGGAAGGCGATTCGGAAGAAGACAATCAATCATCAGTAGGTACTAAAGACACCACTGGTGACGCTTCTAAGAGCGATTCAGAGGGGTCTCAGAACACTACTAGCGGTCATGACGGTGGTGAGCATGGTCCTGAATCTGTTACCGATAAGTCACTGAATGAAAACATTTCTAATGAGTTTGGTGCTGATCCTGATAAGAGATTCTTCAATCTGACACTTCCAACCAACAAAACTAAAGTGACAACTGATCGTATTGTCGATTACAAAACAGTACTGTCTCTGTTCGATGATCGTCCAGAGGCTTTTGATGATGGTGCTGAACTGCTTAAAGTCTTTCAGCGTGACAACAAAAAGACAATCAACTACCTTGTCAAAGAGTTTGAGATGAAGAAAAGAGCCGCTGAATACAAGCGGGCTACTATCTCTAAAACTGGTGTCATCGATACTCTCAAAATGAACAACTACATGTACAGTGATGATATCTTCAAGAAAATGACTGTGTTGCCTGAGGGTAAGAACCATGGTCTGCTGATGTTCATCGACTGGTCTGGCTCTATGGTGTCTGAGATAAAGAACACCATCGAACAGTTACTAAACCTTGTACAGTTTTGTAAGCAAGTAAACATTCCTTTCGAGGTCTATGCTTTCACCGATAGATGGGATCGTAATAACAGATATTATCATCGTGATATATTCGATCTCTATGAGATTGGCTATGACGGCGACTTTCGCTTGGTTCAGTTCTTCTCAAACAAGATGAGCCGGAATGATTATCAGAAAATGTGTAAAGCAATGCTTGCAATGGGCGAGTTCTTTGATCGGTGGAGTAATCGCTACACTATGAAATGGACTTTGCCTGGTCCTCTTTACCTTGGCGGTACACCACTTGATGATGCTATTGTTGCTGGTATGATCATTCATGATATCTTCAAAAACAAAAATAGATTGGATGTAGTGAACACAATCTATCTGACAGATGGTGCAAGCGCCGCTATGGAGTTTAGTTCCAAGGAAAAAACATTTACAGGTAAGGACGAGTACACCACCGAAAGACATTTGGACTTCGGTCGGTATTCTGGACTCGATAAGAATGTAGTATGTTACATGACTGATCCAGTAACTAAAAAGCGGTATCGGTACAACAACGGTGAACGTGCCACGCCTCAACTGCTGAGAATCTTTCGGGATCACACTGGTTCTAACGTGATTGGATTTCATATCTTACCTTATCGGAAGCCTTCTGCTTTGCGTGAGATTCCAACTGGTGATTATTTTGAGCGAGAGAATATGTGGGGTGATCTAAAGAAGGATAACTACTGCATCATACCGAACTTTGGATACAGTGCATATTTTGGCATTCTAGGTGGTAAAGCACTTGAGACATCTAATGGTGCAATCGAAGTCACTGAGGATGCTACCAAGGCTCAGATACGTTCTGCTTTTAAGAAAGCAAACAAAACACGCAAGGGCAGTCGAGTTATGCTTTCCAAGTTTATCGACTTGGTAGCATAATAGCCCTTGACATCATCGTTGTATTATGTTAGATTCAACAAGTAATGAGAAAAGTGATTCGCAACTGAGAGAGGATTTGTTATGCGTAAACTGAACAAGACCCAGAAAGCATTTGTAGCGTTGGCCCAGAAAGAGTTTGGTTCAACAGTCACACGGGCTGAAGCAATCAAACTTGCTGAGAACAATGGATTTCGCCGTCCAACATGGCTCCTCAACAAGCCAGACTATCGTGTAGGTCACGGTATGTATGAACTGCCTGGCGTTGCTAAAGTAGAAAAGCCAGAGGCAGAAGTTGCACTTCTTCCAAACACACTTGTCACAAACATGAATGTCGAAACTGAATCATTCACTGAGAACTTGATTCCAGAAGAAGATGAGTTGTTTGTTCCATTTGGTGATTTCAAAAAGATTAAGCAAATCATCAAATCAGGTATGTTCTATCCAGTTTATGTGACAGGTCTGTCAGGTAATGGTAAGACATTCGGTATCGAACAGGCTTGCGCTCAAGCAAAGCGTGAAGTTATCCGTATCAACTTTACAGTTGAGACTGATGAAGATGACTTGATTGGTGGCTTCCGTCTAGTAAACGGTGAAACCAAGTTCTTCAAAGGTCCAGTTATTAAAGCCATGGAGCGTGGCGCCGTTGCACTGCTAGATGAACTTGATCTCGCTAATCCAGCGAAGGTTATGTGCTTGCAGTCAATCCTCGAAGGCAAAGGCTACTTCATCAAGAAGACTGGTGAGTATGTCAAGCCTGCTCCGGGCTTTACGATCATCGCCACTGCCAATACCAAGGGTAAAGGTTCTGACGATGGTCGTTTCATCGGCACTAACGTGATGAATGAAGCGTTTCTTGAGCGTTTCCCTATCACTGTCGAGCAGTCTTATCCACCAGTTGCTACTGAGAAAAAGATTCTCGGTAAAGTGTTTGATGATCTCGGCATCGATGTGATGGACAACTTTGAAGAGTTGCTTGTTGACTGGGCTGACATCATTCGTAAGACTTACTATGATGGTGGTGTCGATGAGATTATCTCAACACGGCGTCTGGTCCACATTGCAAAAGCATACAGCATTTTCGGTGATCGTATGACTGCGATTGAGATGTGCATCAATCGGTTCGATGAAGATACTAAGACCTCGTTCCGTGATCTCTACACTAAGGTAGATGCTGATGCTGAGTGTGAGGAAGAGTTGAAGAAGTCAGAGTTGACTGAAGAAGTACCATTCTAAGTCACATAAATAACTGAAAATATTTAAGAAAGTGCCTTGACATTGGGTGCTTTCTTACTATATAATCTACACAATGTTTTTATTATAGGAGTTTTGAGTTGGAAATCACAATCGAACTAGAGCAGTTGCGAAAGAAAAAAATCTTTGTTGCAACGCCCATGTATGGTGGTAACTGTCATGGCATGTACACAAAGTCAACTGCTGATCTAGCAAAACTTGGTGCCATGTATGAGATGGATATCAAGTTCTTTTATCTCTTCAATGAATCTCTAATCACTAGAGCAAGAAACTATTGCGTAGATGAGTTCATGCGTGGTGACTATACGCACCTTATGTTTATCGACTCTGACATTGGTTTTGATCCTAACGATGTCATCACACTAGCCGCTTTGTCTAATCCAGATGAGCCTGATGATAGTAAGCGCATGGATATCCTATGTGGTCCTTATCCAAAGAAGACTATTGCTTGGGAAAAGATTAAACGTGCTGTTGATAAAGGCTGGGCTGATGAGAACCCAGGCGATCTAGAAAAATTTGTTGGTGACTATGTTTTCAATCCAGATACAGATAGCGCAAAAGTAAGACTTGATGAGCCTGTTCCAGTTCTTGAAGGTGGTACTGGTTTCATGATGATCACTAAGAATGCTTTCAAAAAGTTCGATGAAGCATATCCAGATTACTCATATCTACCTGATCATGTTCGCACAAAGCACTTTGATGGTAGTCGTGAAATCATGATGTACTTCCAAGCACTGATTGATCCTGAGTCAAAGCGTTATCTGTCCGAAGACTACATGTTCTGTCAGTGGATGCGTAAGATTGGTGTCAAGACTTGGATGTGTCCATGGATGCGTCTGCTTCACACTGGTTCATATACATTCGGTGGTAGTTTGAGTGATCTCGCTCAACTTGGCGCAACTGCAACCGCTGATCCTGATGAAATTAAGATGATGAAAAAATGAGTAAGAAGTTTAAGTTTGACGAAGACAAGATTATAAAAGAGATATACGACTATGTGGCCGCCACTTATGATGGCCACTACTCTTTCAACAAGTTCCAGTCTACTGAGTTTATTATCGATAGTGGACATGGTGAAGGTTTCTGTATGGGCAATATCATCAAGTATTGTCAGAGATACGGAAAGAAGGACGGTAAGAACAGAAATGACTTGCTCAAGGTCGTCCACTATGCTATAATGGCTCTTTATATTGATTCACTTGAAAATAGAACTGAGGTAAATGATGATGAGAATCAGTGATGCTACGATGAATGTGTTGAAGAACTTTTCAACCATTAATCCTTCTCTTGCATTCAAGCAAGGAAACACAATCCGCACTGTAAGTGAGCAAAAGAACATCCTTGCTCAAGCGGTGGTGGAAGAAACCTTTCCAGTAGATTTTGCTATATATGAACTGAACCAGTTCCTTGGACTTGCAAGTCTCTTTGATAATGCTGACTTTGCATTTGGTGAAATGGATGTGACAATTCGTGATGAACACAACAAGTCACGTTCACGATATACATATACTGATCCTTCTATGGTGACATCACCACCAGAGAAGAATATTGATATGCCTGATCCAGAGATTGTATTCTCTGTTACGGCTGATGATTTGAAAGCAGTAGTATCTGCGGCTAATCAACTGGGTCTTCCAGAAGTTGTTGTTCGTGGTGGTACGATGGGTATTTCTCTTGTCGCTACTGACACAAAGAACCCAACATCAAATGAATACAGTCGTGATGTTGCTCCTAGCAATGGTGACGTATTCAACATGGTTTTCAAAACTGAAAATCTTAAATTCATCACTGGCGATTACGATGTGAAAATATCTAAAGCTGGTATCTCTCATTTTAAAAATATCTCAGGCTATATCGAGTACTGGGTCGCAACAGAAACAAATTCGGAGTATAACTAAAATGGCACAAGTAGAACCTCAAATGATGGCAAATATGGTACAAATCATTGATGTTTGTACAAAACGTGGCGCCTTTGAAGGGCAAGAACTAGCTGGTGTAGCAACAGTAAGACAGTTCTTGATCGAAAAAATTCAAGAAGATCAACCTGCACAAGACCCAGTTGGTCAATCTGTAGCTGATCTTCCAGCGGAAGCCACAGAACAATAAGTCAAACTTTTATATTATGGGAATGTAATGCGTGATAATTTTTTATGGGTAGAAAAGTATCGTCCTAAGATGGTAAAGGATGCTGTTCTGCCACCCTCTCTGAAAGAAACCTTTCAGACCTTTGTGAACAACAAAAACATTCCAAACCTCCTTCTAACTGGCTCTGCTGGTGTTGGTAAGACAACTATCGCTAGAGCCATGTTGGAAGAGTTGGACTGCGACTATATCGTAATCAACGGTTCTGATGAAGGACGTTCTATTGACGTTCTGAGAAATGAACTGAGAAACTTTGCGTCATCTGTATCTTTTTCAGGTGGACGTAAGTATGTGATTCTAGATGAAGCAGACTATCTCAATGCTAACTCTGTACAACCAGCACTGAGAAACTTCATGGAAGAGTATAGCAACAACTGTGGATTCATTCTTACTTGTAACTTTGTCAACAAGATTATTGCACCGCTACAAAGTCGATGTTCTGTGATTGAGTTCAAGATTAGCAATGCTGACAAACCACAGATGGCTAAAGAGTTCTTTCAGAGAATACAAAAGATTCTATTGCTAGAACAAGTCACATATGACAATAAGGTTGTAGCAGAAGTTGTCAAGAAATATTTTCCAGACAATCGTAGAGTACTCAATGAACTACAAAGATACTCTGCTACTGGTACTATCGATACTGGTATTCTGTCTACTTTCTCCGACAAGAATCTAAACTCTCTCATCGAGGCTTTGAGAAACAAAGAGTTCAGCACGGTTCGTAAATGGGTTGCACAGAATGTTGATGGTGATGTAGCACCACTCTTTCGTAAAATCTATGAAGGTATGAATGAATACATTCAGCCTCAGAGCATACCACAGACAGTTGTGACAATCGCTGACTATCAATACAAGTCTGCTTTTGTTGCTGATCAAGAGATCAATATCATGGCTTGTCTAACTGAACTGATGGTAGAGGTTGAGTGGAAATGATTACAGGTGTGAACGTAGATCAAATATTCTATACCGAAATGATTACCATGTCCGTATCTCAAGACACGGCTCAAGAAGTTCTACAAGAGGTTCATGCTAACAAGGATAAAATCAAACTTGTAAGTGATGCTACAAGAGAAGAGAATCCAGAGACATATGCAACAGACTGGTCCAGTCCAGTAAAAATCAAATCCTTTGAAAATCTTTTTGAGAATGGGATTGTAAGCGTATTCAAAGAAAATGGGCTGAACGTCAACCTAAAAACATACTGGACTGCTATTTACAATCAGAATGCAGTTCATTCTATGCATAATCATGCAGATGTAATTTATGATAATAATCTCTTGTCTGGAATATTGTATCTGACAAGCATAGGTGAGACTGATTTTTTTGCTAATAGTATGTCTGCTAAATACACGCATTATAGACAAAATAGTGAGTTTGGAAGGATTGTCATCTTTCCCTCAACGCTTTTACACAGTGTAAACTATCATCATAGTGATAAAGATAGGTATATTATTGCTTTTAATATGGGAGTTGAATAATGCAAACTAAAGTATTTGATAATAACTTTACACCAGATTTTCTAGTCAAACTTTATATTGCTAGTGTTCAAATACCATGGGAATACACAAACACTTCAAACAGAGTGACATATCCACACAAATCAAAACTGTCAGTTGGTAATCTACCCTTTTTCTTTGGAAATAGATTATTTAATAAAGAAAACAGTTTAAGAGTAACAAACTGTGATGTTGATGATGTTTTTTGGGAAGTATTAGAGCATTTCTGTTTCAATCTTTATACAGAAGAAAAACTTGAGTTGATCGCTATTGACGCAAACTTACAACTACAGGGTATGGATGGTGACTGGCATTCAGACGTTATGATTAGTCCTGATGATGGTTCAAGCAGAACGATTATGTTTTATCCAATGTATGAATGGTTTGATGATTGGGGTGGACAACTAGAGATTCAGAATGATGATGGTGGTATTGATAGTCTTCTACCAAAGCCAGGTCGCTTCATATATTTCAACTCTAAGGAACTTCATAGAGGATTAGCGCCAAAGATACCAAACAAACCTAGAATGTCGATTGCTTATCGCATGAGAGTTGTGGGTTGACATTTTGATCAAAGAGTGATATATTATTGTAATGACAAATCCATTCGATTATGTAAACGCCATCAATACGACTAAGAAGAATATCATGCGAGGTACAGAGAACGATTATCTTGCTGAAAAGTCTTACTCTGTCTTTATGACAAATCGTGCATTGTCCTATCATATGGACACTATAGGCGCCGCTAACGAGATGAACAAGCGGTGGGAAACAGACAATCTCCTTCAGTTCGAGTATTTACTAAATACTGTTAGACCCAAAAAAAGGTTTGCTAAATGGGTGAAGAAAGATGATGAAGGCGATCTGTCTATGGTGAAGCAATATTATGGTTACAATGATGCTAAAGCACTTCAAGCCTTATCTATCCTTTCTTCAGAACAGTTGACAATAATAAGAAACACACTGGAAAAAGGTGGGAGTAATGACGGTTGATATTAGTAATCTCGTAGAGGTGACACTAAAAGAAGACGATGATTTTCTAAAGATTAGAGAAACACTAACTCGTATCGGTGTCGCATCACGCAAAGACAAGACAATCTATCAGTCTTGTCATATTCTTCACAAACAAGGTAAGTATTATATCGTACACTTCAAAGAGTTGTTTGCGCTTGACGGAAAGCCTAGCAACTTTACTGAAGACGATATTGCAAGACGTAACACGATTGCTAACCTGCTTGCTGAGTGGGGATTGATTGGATTGGTAGACGACACTAAGTCTTCTGATCCTGTAGCACCACTATCACAAATCAAGGTGCTACCTTACAAAGAAAAAGACGAATGGATTCTGACAGCAAAGTATAATATTGGGAAGAAAAAATAGATTATGGAAAAAAGATTGATATACTCTAACTTTCGTAGTGTAGAGGACTTTATGAATGCATTTGGGCAAGAGGTAAAAGAAGAGCCTGAGTTTCCAGATGAATCCACACAGCAGTTGAGGATTGAGTTGATTGAAGAGGAACTTGATGAACTTAAAGAAGCCATTGAAGCCAAGAATATCGTGGCGGTTGCTGATGCTCTCACTGATATTCTATATGTCACTTATGGGGCTGGTCACGCTTTTGGCCTCGATTTAGACAGATGTTTTGCTGAAGTGCAAAGAAGTAATATGAGTAAACTTGGTGCAGACGGTAAGCCAATCTACCGTGAAGATGGTAAGGTGCTGAAAGGGCCTGACTATTCTGAACCAAATCTTTACGAAATCTTGTTCTCAACATATCTTGATAAAAGAGCAAAAAAGATATCAGAGAACTCTTGAAATATATGCTAATGATGCATATATAAGTCGTAAGCGCCTTTATGGGCTTATTTACAAAACAATCTTGCTTAATAGGAGATTAGCAAATGACACATTTAACTACTTTCGATATTAATCGACTCACCCCATATGCCGTTGGTTTTGACAGAATGTTCGACAATCTACAGAGATATGCTGAACACCAAAAACAATCAACAGGCTTTCCACCATACAACATTCGTAAAGAATCAGAGACAGACTTCTACATTGACATGGCAGTAGCAGGCCTGAGCAAAGAAGATGTTGAAGTGGAGTATAAACAAGGTGAAGTCACAGTTCGCTCTACATACGATAAACTTGATGAAACTAGCGAAATGATTCACAGAGGTATCTCTATGAAGAAGTTTGACCGTAAGTTTACACTTGCTGATGATATCGTAGTGAAAGATGCTGAACTGACAAACGGTATGCTCACCATTCAACTTGAGCGTATTATTCCAGAAGAAAAGAAGCCTCGGCTGATTGAAATCAAATAGTTCTAAATAGGGGGTGTAAGGCCCCCTATTTTTTTATAAGGAGAATGTATAATGGCGGCAGAAAACTGGCAGAAATGTTTAGAGACTATCCTTCATCACGAAGGTGGTTATGTTAATCACCCTGACGACCCAGGCGGTGAAACCAATCTTGGTGTCACGAAAAGAGTTTGGGAAGAATGGGGTGGAACTAAAGATATGAAAGACTTGACAGTAGAAGATGTCGAGCCTATCTACAAGAAGAACTATTGGGATAGAGTGAAAGGTGATGACTTGCCTTCTGGTCTAGACCTTTGTGTATTTGATTTTGGTATCAATGCTGGAACAGGTCGTGCGGCGAAGTATCTACAAGGACTAGTTGGTGCTGGACAAGACGGCGCAATCGGACCAGGCACACTAGGTAAACTTGCTGAGTATCTAGAGGAAAACAGTGTTGAAGTAGCAATCGGCGAATATCAACATCGTAGACAAACTTACTATGAAGGTCTGAAAACTTTCGCCACATTTGGTAGAGGTTGGACACGGCGTGTGACTGAAACTACTGAACTTGCACTTGAGATGATGGATTAACTTTTGTAACATTTGTGCAAAAAAAGTCTAAGTTCTAAATACGAAAAGAGACACCAAAGTGCGAAGATGGGTGCCTCTTTTCTTGTCTTAACAATAGGAGAACGATTATGCGTAAATCGCTCGTAGTATTATTTAGTATGATGATGCTTTCAACTGCCGCTCATGCTAGAGATTATATCAGCATTGCTGGCTCATCAACAGTCCTTCCATTTGCAACAATCATTGCTGAAAAACTAGGTAACAACCCTGCAATCAAAACACCAGTAGTAGAATCTGGTGGATCATCTGTAGGTAAGAAGAATGTATGTCAAGGTGTTGGCACTCAATACATCGACATTGGAAATGCTTCATCTCGTATGAAGGTAAAAGAACTAGAATACTGCAACGCACAAGGCGTTGATTTGACAGAAATCAAAGTTGGTTACGATGGTATCGTTGTTGCTAACTCAAGAAAAGCACCACAACTTGTAATCAGTCGTGCAGACTTGGGTAAAGCACTAACTGCTAAGATTCCACAAGAAGACGGCACTTGGATCGATAATCCATACACACATTGGAATCAAGTCAATCCAGACTTGCCAAATATTCCAATCAAAGTCATGGGTCCGCCAACGACCTCTGGAACAAGAGCATCTTTTGTAGAGATGATTAATGAGAAGGCTTACTGCGGAAAAGATGAACTTGCTAAGAAAGCATTGAAGATTGCTGGCGAGAAAGCAAAAGTTTGTCGTGCTATGAGAACAGATGGTGCATACATCGAGGCTGGTGAGCAAGACAATCTGATTGTTCAGAAACTACAAGACGATCCAGAAGCGTTTGGTATTTTCGGCTTCTCATATCTGGATCAAAACTCTGACACAATACAAGGTGCTGTGCTAGATGGTGTTGAGCCTTCTTTCGACTCTATTGCTGACGGACAATACAAAGCAAGTCGTGCGCTTTACTTCTATGTCAAGCACAATCATATTGGTGTAGTGCCAGGCATTGAAGAATACATGAAAGAGTGGACGAAGCATTGGACAGATGATGGTGTTCTTGCTGATGCTGGTATGATTCCTTTGCCAGAAGAAGAGATGTCTGAGATGAAGTCTCGTATCTCATCGCTACCAAAACTAACTGTTGAAGACTTGAAATAATGTCTTGACATTTCGTATGGATTTTGATATAACTACAGCATGAGATTCTATACAAACACATACACTCGTGGCAATCTTGTCTACATCCGAGGCTATGATAATGGTCGGCGCTTTGTAGACAAGATTCCATACTCTCCCACATTCTATCTTGCAAGCAAGCGAGACAGTGATTGGAAGACTGTCAATGGTACGCCTGTTGAACCAGTTGTCCAAGGCTCTATTCGTGAAGCAAGAGATTTCGTCAAGCGATATGCTGATGTCGATGGGTTTACCGTCTATGGTTCAAACCTGTACGAGTATGCTTGTCTGAATGAGGAGTATGGTAACGATTACGATATCGAACACATTCGTGTTGCTAACATTGACATTGAGGTTGGTTCTGAGGAAGGATTTCCAGAGCCGTCTGATGCTAAACAACCTATCACTGCTATCACTGTAAAGATGAATGGTAAGGTGTTCGTGCTTGGTGTTGGTGAGTATCACAATACCAGAGATGATGTTCGCTATCTCAACTGTCTGACTGAAGGCAGATTGATTATGAAGTTTCTCGACTTGTGGGAAAAACTTGATGCTGATATCGTCACTGGTTGGAATGTTCGCTTCTTTGATATTCCCTACCTTGTCAATCGTATCACTCGTCTGTTCGATGAGAAGATGGCTCAAAGGATGTCTCCACATCGTAGTCTGAACTATCGACATATACAGCAATGGAACAGACAACAAGAGTGCTATGAACTCGCTGGTGTCTCTATCCTCGACTATCTTGAACTCTATCGTAAGTTCACATACTCACAGCAAGAATCTTATCGACTTGACCATATCGCTCATATAGAGATTGGTGAGAAGAAACTCGACTACTCTGAGGTTGGAACACTGCATGAGTTGTATCGAACTGACTATCAGAAGTTCATTGACTATAACATCAAGGATGTGGAACTTGTCGAGCGTATTGATGACAAGATGAAACTGATTGAGATGGCTCTCGCTATCGCATACGATGCAAAGGTGAACTACAACGATGTGTTCACACAGGTGCGTCTGTGGGATGTTCTCATTCACAACTATCTTCTAAAGAAGAAGATGGTGATACCACCAAAGAAGTCTAGCATCAAGACGCAAGCGTATGCTGGTGCTTATGTCAAAGACCCGCAAGTTGGACAACACAAATGGGTGGTGTCGTTTGACTTGAACTCGCTGTATCCACACCTGATTATGCAATACAATATCTCGCCTGACACTTTCGTTGAGGGTAAGTTTGCACAGACATCTGTTGACAAACTGATTGCTAGTGAGACACCAGAGTGTCCAAAAGACATGGTGTTGACTGCAAATGGACACTATTATAACCGAACCTTCCAAGGCTTCCTTCCTGAGATGATGCAGACAATGTATGATGAGCGTTCTCTCTATAAGAAACAGATGATTGAAGCGGAGAAAGAACTTCAGAAATCTAAATCGAATGAACTGGTGAAGAAGATATCCAAGTATAAGAACTTGCAAATGGCCAAGAAGGTTCAGTTGAACTCTGCTTATGGTGCGCTTGGTAATCAATACTTTCGGTTCTTTGATGTACGACAAGCGGAATCTATCACACTATCTGGTCAGTTGTCTATTCGGTGGATTGAGAAACGCTTGAATGAATATTTGAACAAACTGTTGGATACGGAGGATGAAGACTATGTTATTGCGTCAGATACGGATTCAGTATACATTACTTTTGACAGGTTGGTTGATAAGGTGCTACGAGAGCGAGAGGAGGAGTCGAAGGACAGTTACTGTGGGAGGGTGGTTGACTTCCTCGACAGAGTTGCTACAGAGAAGGTTGAACCTTTTATTGATAAGGCTTATCAAGACCTTGCTGATATGATGAATGCTTATGAACAGAAGATGTTCATGAAGCGTGAGGTGATTGCTGACAAGGGTATATGGACTGCTAAGAAGCGATATATGCTGAATGTTCACGATAGTGAGGGTGTTCGTTTCTCCACACCTAAACTAAAGATGATGGGTATCGAAACTGTCAAGTCTTCAACGCCTGCGTCTTGTCGTGACGCTCTGAAGGAAGCGATTGAGATTACTCTGAACAAGGATGAAGAGACTGTTCAGAAGTTCATCGCCGACTTCAAAGAGCAGTTCAAGTCTCTACCGTTTGAGGACATTGCTTTCCCTCGCTCACTGTCTGATTTGAATAAATATGATAGTAAGGATAAAGACAACCTCGTCCTAGCAAAAGGAACACCTATCCATGTAAGAGGTGGACTGCTATACAATCATCTCATTCGTCAGAACGGATTGGAGAAGAAGTATCCGACTATCAAAGATGGTGAGAAGATTAAGTTCTGTTATCTCAAAGAGCCGAATGGCACTGGACAGAATGTCATCTCAATCATCAACAATCTTCCATCTGAGTTTGGACTTGAAAAGTTCATTGACTACGAACTACAGTTCGCTAAAGCGTTCACTGAGCCTTTGAAGGTTATCCTTGATGTCATCGGATGGAGTACCGAAAAGAAATCAACACTGGAGAATTTTTTTACATGATTTGCCATAGAATGACTAAGGGAGTATATTTTTTTGAAAATGTGTTTTCTCCTACTACACATATGTTCTTAGAGAACTATACCAGCGATGGAATAAAATATAAATTGGATGGTAGAATGGGGTCATTAGACACACAGACGTTTAATGAAAGTCCTGATCCCACACTGTTTCCTCTTTTTCTTGATGCTAGAGACAGAATGGTTCAACATATGTTTTATGATTCGCCAGAGTTTATGGAGATGTTTACATTTGATATACGCATAATGGATTGGATAAATTGTTTAGCAAAAGCGCCAAACACTTTTAGCGAGACAGAGCCTCATTATCATGTCGATAATGATGGGGTTAATTTAAGCATTGTATATTATCCACATACAACATGGGATGACTCTTGGGGTGGAAAGTTGGCAATGGGGTCTTCTTTGAAGATAAGTCCTGTTCCTAATGGTGCTGTGATGTTTATGTCTCACATCCCCCATAAAATAGAATCCATAACTACCAAAGCACAGTCATGGAGAAAAACAATATTCGTCAGAACTAAATTGCATTGTGATATAACAAAACTTGGTGATTTCATGAGTGATGTAGTGAAAGAAACTATGGATACAAAATATATTAAACCAAAAAAAGTCACTTTACCACAGGGTCAAAGTGTATTAAATTTCGAGTAACTTGGAGAAGGATATGTCTGATTTCGATTTCGGTTTCACAGCCGTCACAGAAGAAGAACTTGCAGTTGTACAACAAGCAAAAGAAACTGTCGCATCGACCACAGAAGGGCTTGACAAACTGCAAGAAAAATGCGATACTCTGTATAACATGATAAAGCCATTGCTAAACAATCTAGCCGCAAATCCTGACAAGGATTACATCTACTGGCCGGGGGATTTACGCATGACAAAGATCGAAGAATTTAGTGACAAACTTGATGGAGTTTATAAAGGATGAGTTTTCTTAATAATGTGATTGCTGGTATTGATAATACACATGTAGCCAGCAGTGGTGAGAATAGTTCAGAGTTTTCTGGAACTATTGATACAGGTTCATACATTCTCAATGCGGCTATGTCTGGTAGTCTGTATGGGGGTGTGCCTAATAATAAGATAGTAGCATTCGCTGGTGAAAGTGCAACTGGTAAGACCTTTTTCGTTCTAGGTGTTATCAAGCAGTTTCTTGATGATAATCCTGATGGTGGTGTTATCTACTTTGATACAGAAGCCGCTGTTACTAAGAACATGATGACCACTAGAGGCATTGATGTAGATAGAGTTGTTATCAGTGAGCCACAATCTATTGAAGAGTTTCGGACAAATGCTGTTCGTATGCTTGATTCATACAATGATAGTAGCGAACAACCACCTATGATGATGGTGCTTGATTCACTTGGTATGTTATCATCTGTAAAAGAACTGGAAGATACTGCTTCTGGTAAGCAAGCAAGAGACATGACAAAGGCTCAACTATTGCGTGGTACTTTCCGTGTTCTATCTCTGAAACTTGCAAAAGCGAATGTGCCTCTGCTTGTAACTAATCATGTCTATGATGTGGTCGGTGCTTACATACCTACTAAAGAAATCTCTGGTGGTAGTGGATTGAAATACGCCGCTTCATCCATTGCTATGCTTAGTAAGAAAAAGGACAAAGATGGTACTGATGTTGTTGGTAATATCATCAAGGTCACTATGCACAAGTCTCGCTTCACTAAAGAGAACAAGAAAGTGGAAGTGAAACTGTCCTATGATACTGGTCTAGACAGATACTATGGCTTGCTAGAACTTGCAGAGAAGTATGATATCATCAAAAAGGTATCAACTCGTTACGAACTACCTGATGGTACAAAGGTGTTTGGTAAGAACATCAATGAAGACCCTGAGAAGTACTTCACAGAAGAAGTAATGGCTCAACTAGAAGAAGCGGCTCATAAAGAGTTTATGTATGGTCGTGATGAAGATGAAGAAGTAGTAGAAAATGATGAAGAGGTAGTTGTGCAATGACGATAACTTTTTTGAAAAAACTTGGTAAAAATCTATTCACACTTCTCGCATTGTGTGGATTGATATACTCTTTCCTTGTTGTTAGCGACAAGTATTTCGGTGAAGCACTATATGGTCTCATTGCTTTTGTTGTACTATTCACTGCGTATTGGATAACAGAGCGCAGTTGGGATGAAGCAAAGGAAGATCATAAAGAAGTTAGATATGTAAACTATTTGGGTGGAAAGAAGAACGATGACTCAGTATAATATCATTCAACATAAAGATGCGTTTCATGAAGACTTGATGTGTATTGAAGTTGAAGACGGCCCATATAAAGGAGTTGTCTTTCAATATGACAATCTAAGATTGGATGAGGATGAAGACGATGACGCAAAGGTTAGTTTCAACTTTATCACTGTCAAAAACGAACAAGGTCTTGACTTGACATCTGAAGACTTTATTGATATACTTGGCGAGATACTAAACGAACTACTAAGGGATTTTGTTGATGCGAATCGAACTGATGGTGCTGAAGCACCTTCTGAATGATGAAGGTTATGCTAGACGTACATTGCCATATCTCAAGTCAGATTATTTTCAAGAACGACATGAGAAGACTATCTATCAAGAGATTGACAAGTACATTTCACAGTACAATGCTTTGCCTACTAGAGAAGCACTTGTCATTGAACTAGATAATAATGGTAAGATTTCTGATGAAGATTTTACTGAATGTAGTTCGATTATTGGTGAACTAACAATCACAGAAGAAGTCGATAAAGAATGGCTTATTGAAAAGACTGAGAAGTTCTGTCAAGAGAAGGCTATCTACAATGCAATCATGCAGTCGATATCAATCATTGAAGGCGATACAAAAAGCGAGAAAGGAGAAATCCCTGAACTCCTATCTGATGCGCTTTCTGTGTCTTTTGACCCTAGCATCGGTCACGACTTTTTGGATGACAGTGATGATCGGTGGGATTTTTATCATCGCATTGAAGAGCGCATTCCATTCGACATTGACTACCTTAACAAGATTACTAAAGGTGGTCTTCCGAAGAAGTCATTGAATATTATTCTTGCTGGCACAGGCGTAGGTAAATCACTTGCGATGTGTCATATGGCTAGTGCGAATCTTCTAAACGGTAAGAATGTTCTCTATATCACAATGGAAATGGCAGAAGAGAAGATTGCAGAACGTATTGATGCTAATCTATTGAATGTATCACTAGATGATTTGCAATCACTGTCAAAAGAGATGTATGACAAAAAGATTACCAGAGTAAAAGGTAAGACATCTGGTAAACTGATTGTCAAAGAGTATCCAACTGCATCTGCACACACTGGACACTTTCGTCACTTATTGAATGAACTGCGACTAAAGAGATCGTTTATTCCAGATATTATTTACGTTGATTATCTAAATATCTGCATGTCATCACGAATCAAGTCTGGTGCTAATGTCAACTCATACACCCTCATAAAAGCGATTGCAGAGGAACTGAGAGGACTTGCGGTGGAAAGAGTGGTTCCTATTGTGTCTGCAACACAGACAACTCGTAGCGGCTACACAAGTTCAGACATTGGACTTGAGGACACATCTGAATCATTTGGTTTGCCTGCTACTGCCGACTTTATGTTTGCTCTTATCTCTACTGAAGAACTTGAAGAGTTGAATCAGATTATGGTAAAGCAGTTGAAGAATAGATACAATGATCCTACACTCTACAAAAGATTTGTGGTGGGTGTAGACAGAGCAAAGATGCGTCTGTATGATGTAGAACAAGAAGCCCAAGGTGATGTTCTTGACGGCCCAGTCATGGACAACTCAGAGTTTGGACAAAGAGACAACGAAGAACAAATGATGAAATGGGCAACAAAAACGATGGGTAGAAAGGACTTTAGTGGACTAAAGGTATGATAGAACTTGCATATGCTGGAATGGTAATATGTAAACTTGTATCACAAGATATCGATGAGAACAGTACTGACAAAGATAGATTATGTGAGTACAAATGTCAGGACAAAAGAAAGAATGAAGTGGTGTACACACCTAACATTTACAACTGTCCTACAGTATTATATGTTGACAAACTAAAGGATGATTCATGAACTACGAAGTACGAAGACACGGCGAAAACTACAAGATTTACGAAATACCAACACAACAATACATCTATAAAGATAGTCAGCGAATCACCGCCGAATCACTTTGCGATTCGCTGAATAAGGGTTCAGGATTTGATGGAGAAACTCCTCGATTTTTCAACAACTTAGCAAGTGGGGTTGACATCAGTGAGTTTACTTGATATATTACAACCATGCTGATGATTGAGGTACATGGTGCTAGAAAGACTAAAGCGGCTCTCGCAAGGGATGCCGCTATCTTTGCTTTTGAATACTTGATGCCTAGAATGAGAAAGCAAGTAGACGTTGAGATTACCTTCACTAGAATGTATGATGTCTATGGTTATCAAGCAGAGGTCGGTGATCGTGAGTTTGAGATTGAGTTAGACAACAGATTAAAGGGTGATGATCTTTTGACTGCTATCTTTCATGAGGTAACTCACTGTGTTCAAGACTTGAGAGGTCAGAAGGGTGGTTGGGAACTGCCTTATGAAGAGCGTCCTTTTGAGATTGAAGCGTATGCTATGCAAGAAGAAATCTTAGAAAAGTGGAAAAAAAGATAAAAAAGACCTTGACATTTTCCGAAAATATGGTATAAATGTAAAGTAAGTTAGTTAAGTGATTCGCAATGAGAGAGGTTTGATTATGGCTTATATTTCACAAGAACAGAAGAAAGAACTTGCCCCTGCTATTAAAGCGGTTCTCAAGAAGTACAATATGAAGGGTAGCATCGGCATTGACAATCACAGTAGTCTGCGTGTTCGTGTTACTGAAGGCCCTTTGAAGTTTGATGATTATGAGCAAGTCAACACTTACCACATTGAAAAGTTCTACGGTAAAGACACTAAAGAAACTGCTTTTCTGACTGAACTTGTCGCCGCTATGAAAGGCACTAAGTGGTACAACAACAGCGACTACATGACTGACTATTTTGATGTCGCTTATTGGATTGATGTTCATGTTGGTCGGTGGGATAAAGCCTACCAGCAGACTGTTTAAGAAGAGAGGTTATTATGAAAGAACTTTGGATTGAAGCGGAAAATCGGGTCTATTATGCACTCGCTGATGCTATTGTCACTGGTTGTGAACATGTCACTGAGATGGTTGAAAAGGCCGAAATCCTTGAAACTGATATTGAGTTTCTTGGTGAGGATATGGTTCAAGATATCGCAACTGAAGTTTGGAACGAATATTGGACACAGTTTGAATAAAGCCCTTGACAAATTCTGTAGTTGTGGTAATATATCAGTATAGTGATTCGCAAGAGAGGTGAAAATATGTGGGTAGCAAAACCAAATTTGAATAACAACACAGGTCTCAAAGAGTTTGAGAATGTGAAAGAAGCAGTTGCATACTTGGAAGAGTACACTGGTATTGAAATGGCTTATGAGCGCAATCGCAAGACAAAAAAGATCACTTACGATTGGGAACTGATTGGTAAACTTTGGGAGACTGCTAATGTCTAAGATGTGGAAACTTCATCAGATTGTTCTGACCAATGATATTGTTGACTTGATCAACCAAGAGGGTTTTCAAGCCCATGTAAAAGGTGTTGCTTACACTGAAGCATTGATGAAGGGTGATCCTAAGATTGGTTTGATGCACAAGTGTTATGATCATGTCGCCAACATTATTGCTGATGATTTAGAGCATTGCTTTGAGGTTGGTAACATCGGTCCTGAAGATCGGATTGAGAAGTTGGATAAGATGCACTCGATTTCTGTTGGTGACATTCTTGAGGATGACACGGGCAAGAAGTTTGTTTGTGCGAAGTCTGGTTGGGAAGAAGTGAAAGAGGTGGCATGATGAGTAATCAACGAGGTTTGAAACGCAACAAAGCGGTTTTTAATGACGGTGGTTCTATGCTCCGACAGATCATCAACTTTGCGGAAGAGGCAGAAGAACTGCTAGAGAAGCAAGGTGAGGAAGACGCCGCTTTTTACTTTGGACAGTTGAAGGATTGGTTGCGTGATAATCCGGCTAAAGGTTTTTCTGTTCCAACTCATACTATTTTGGGTTTGTAGTAAAAAAGGCCTTGACAAACTAGTCAACATTTGCTATAAAGTAAGTATAGTGATTCGCAAAGAGAGAGGTGAAGAAATGAACGAAGTAATGACCCAGAAAATCGAAAAGTTGTTTGACGCTATTACTAAAGATTACGAAGATTGGGCCCGCCGTGCAAACATTAAACGCCGAACCGCTCAAGATTTTCGTGACAGCCTTGGTGTGATCGTAGGTAATAAATACATCAAAGTTACAGAGAACGGTAATCAGATGCGTGTTTGGGGTTTTGTTGTCAACACCGAAACTGATAAGAAGTTCAAGTTTGGTGACATTCTCATGGCGGCTGGTTGGAAAGCGCCTGCTCGTAACACTGCCCGTGGCAATGTTATGACTGAAGAGTTCAGTGCGGTTCAGTGGACTGGACCTGCTTACTTGCGCTAGTCGCAAGCGTGATACGAGGCGGTCGGTCACGAAAATAGAATCAAAAAGCCCTGCCTAGGAAGTGGGTTGCCGTCTAAGTTTCAGAGTTTGGTTTGCCCGGCTACCTCTCTCTCATTAACTTACAAGCCGGGCGGTGGGCAGTTTATAAAACGTAAGACCCACCATTTCATAAGAGGTAAAGATGAAAAAGATTGTATTTGGATTGCTTGGTGTATGCGCTTTTGCTACAACAGCATATGCAGAAACCGTCACCGATCATTATAAAACGGTTATCAATCGCACACCATATCAAGTTGAAGTATGCACAGATAAGCAAGTTTCTGGTGATAAGACTGGTGACATGCTCAAAGGAGCAATCATTGGTGGTATCATAGGAAACAATATCAAAGGAGAAGAAAATGGCGGTGCTATGGGCGCTATTCTCGGCGGCATGCTTGGTCATTCAAATAGCACTGCTACTGGCGGCACTGCAAGGCAATGCGAAGTAGTAACACGCTATAATGAAGAAGCGATTCAAGTTTATTCGCATTCTACAGTGACATTTTATGATGATGGTAAACAATATACAGTGAGGTTTCAGAAATGAGTTTTGATTGGCCAAGAATACATAAATGGGAAGAACGCATTGAGTCAGATGTAACAGATTCAGTTTATGAATATGTTATGGAACACTATGGTGTCGATGAAATCGTAGAGTTGACAGAAGAACAAATCAAAGAAGTTGAAAACTTCAGAGATGAACTAAATGAATATAGTCCAATGCAATGGGGCTTCTCTAACCTGATTAATCATTGGGAAAGTGAAACTTGGGAAGCAGAGAATGAATAGACGATATAGAATCTTTGGTGCTAGATATGAGTTGTCTGAAAAACTGATGGAGAATGACGATCAGTCATGGCCAGAAGAGATTACAGCGAAACCAAAAGTGTTTCATGTGGAAATCACTGAAGACAAAAAGAGAGTTGCTTTTCTAACTCGTAATACATATGATGAAGCGAGAGCGATTGCAGAGGATTTTTGTAGTTATGGCAAGACGACTGTTTAAGAATCGACATGGTGACACACAGTCATTTGAGTGGACAGAAGATAGAAACATTCTCTGGCGTGGTTCTCGCAGTCATGAAAGGATTACTTGGGACCCTCATGCTGATATCATTACAATGGTTGATCCCGCTGGTGGCCCCTATCTCGCAAAAGGTGATGTCATTGACTTTCCAGAAGAGTTTGCTGGATATACGATTAAACACTTTGAGCAACACGATGAGGGCTATATAATACATGTGTGATAGTTTGCGCCTATGGTGAAATTGGTAGACACGCTAGATTTAGGTTCTAGTGCGAAAGCGTGGGAGTTCGAGTCTCTCTAGGCGCACCAAATTATTCCCTGTTAGTTCAGTTGGTAGAACGGTGGACTGTTAATCCATATGTCGTTGGTTCGAGTCCAGCACAGGGAGCCATTTGCTGAAGTAGCACAGTTGGTAGTGCAGTTGATTTGTAATCATCAGGTCGGGAGTTCGAGCCTCTCCTTCAGCACCATGCGGTTATGATGTAAGGGTAGCCTATCTCGTTGCCAACGAGAATGTGAGAGTTCGATTCTCTCTAACCGCTCCATAAAGTAGTGTCATTCCTACTTAATAATCGAATGACTGGTGCCACCTGGGCAAAAGGGTTGACTTTGTTCAGCCCTTTTTCTATTTTATAAATAGTGAGTAAATAAAACATACGAGGGTATCATGCTTACATTTACTGAGCATCAAAATCTACAAGAGACAATCGGGCAGGCTGGACTTGACTATGAAATAAAGGTTCACTCTGCTATGAAAGCGGCGAACATTGCAGGTCTAAATGCTGGTGACAAGCCAGGCGCTGGGTTTTCTAATGTTGGTGCTGGAGATATTGAAGCATCCTATAATGGTAAACCTTTCAACATCGAAATCAAAGCAGGCGCCAAGGATCAAATGGGTGGTGGTTCTTTTCGTTATGACATGGCTACTGGAACATTTACACCAGCAAAAGAGATGGACCCAGAAGACTTGGACTTGTTGTTAGCGGCGGCTAAAGAAAAGACTGACGATATTAACAACTACATCAAGGCCGCTAGAAAGATTGAACCAGTTCAGTTTCACAAAAACATTTCTGGTATCCCTCTAAAAATATCTGTTGATGGTCGTGCAGAACTAAAGAAAAGAGGACTGCTTGCCAAAATCAACAAGAACATCAAATCATCAACCGCATTTATCATTAAACACTACAACAAAAAGGGTGTGTATTACATCAATGTGGGTGGTGCTGGACTGTTCTATATGGGTAAAAATCCATTGAAACTTGATGTGCCAGAACTAAAAGGTGAGATTCAGATTGAAATGAGACTTGGTTTTGGTGGTGGTAAACTATCATTCCCTACACAACCAGAGCCTACATCCGCTCGTTCTGCTGGACTAAGACTTCAAGGAAGACTCTTGACAAGAGGTAAATCTCCGTATAGTCTAGACAATGTAGAAGATATTAAGAAACTGTTTGGTGTGAAATGAAAAAGTTTTCGTCCTATCTAATCGAAGAAAAAAACACACACATGGAGCATATTGAAGACAATGTGCTAAATGGTGGTGTGCAAGGTGCTAGAGAAAGCATCAACTTTCTTAGAGGCATCAGAGATATGCTTGCTGGTAGTAGCGATGCATCAGTCAGTGCTAGTGTCAAGTGGGATGGTGCGCCTGCAATCTTTGCTGGAACCGATCCTTCTGATGGACAGTTCTTTGTAGCAAAGAAGGGTGTATTCAATAAGAATCCTAAAGTCTACAAAACAGATGCAGACATTGATGCTGATACTTCTGGTGATTTGAACACCAAACTCAAACTTGCACTGAAGTATCTACCAGACTTGAATATCAAAGGTGTGATTCAAGGTGACTTTTTGTTTGCTAAGAGAGACTTGAAGAAGCAGAAGGTTCAAGGCAAATCATACATCACGTTTCATCCTAACACCATTGTCTATGCAGTTCCTACTGATGTGCCACTTGCTAGAGAGATATCTAAAGCAAAGATAGGTATTGTCTGGCACACCAAATACACAGGCAACTCTTTTGAGACAATGAAGTCATCATTTGGTGAAAACATTGCTAACAGTCTGACATCATCAAATGCAGTCTGGTCAGTTGATGCTGAATACAAAGATGTGTCTGGTAATGCTACACTTACAAAGAAACAGACAAAAGAGATTACAGATATTCTCTCAAATGCTGGTAAAGTATTCAATAAGATTGATGCGGCTGGTCTAAATGGTATTTCAGATAACAGCGAACTACTAATGCGTATGAAGACTTTTCTGAATACTAAAGTAAGAAAACAAGAAAAGGTTACAAATGTGAAAAAAGCAGTCACAGATATGATTGACTATTTTCACAACTACTATCAGATTGAAACAGAAAAGCGTAAATCTGAAAAAGGTAAAGCGGCTGTTGATGAAAGAAAAAGAGAAGTAATGAAATACTTTTCAGATACAAACAGAGCAAACCTAGAGAACATTCTCACTCTAATGAATCTTATGGTTGATGCAAAAGAAATACTTATCAAGCAGATGAACAAAGTAAAATCTCTTGATACCTTCTTGCTTACAGATAAAGGTTTCAAAGCAACAGGACAAGAAGGTTTTGTTGCTATTGACAGAGTGGGTAAGAATGCTGTAAAACTAGTTGATAGAATGAACTTCAGTTATGCTAACTTTAGTCCTAATGTCAAAAAGGGATGGCAAAGATAAAGTTATTATAAATACTGTAAAGATAACAGAATCATTCTACACTGATTCGCAGTATATGTCAAGCGTTAAGTCTAAGGAAAACACGCAATGAAAAAACTAGTATTTACATTCGGGCGTATGAACCCACCTACTATTGGTCATGAGAAACTGGCGAATAAGATTAAGTCAGTAGCGAAACAGGAGAAAGCCGATGCTCGTATCTATCTCTCCCATACACAGAACCCAACTAAAGACCCGTTATCCTACAAGCAAAAACTTGCTTTTGCTAAAAAGGCATTTGGAATTGCACACCAATCAAACGCAAAGCAAATCTTCCAAATCCTCAAAGAAATCTACGCCGACAAATACACAGACATCGTTATGGTGGTCGGTTCTGATAGGGTAAAAGAGTTTAGCACACTTCTAAACAAATATAACGGCAAAGGTGACTATGAGTTCGATAGCATCAAAGTCATTTCTGCTGGTGAGCGTGATCCTGATGCACAGGGTGTCGAAGGTATGTCTGGCACCAAACTCAGAGCAATCGCAAAGGCTGGTGACTTTGATACATTCAAACAAGCCGCCGCATCTAAACTGTCTGACAGAGACAAGAAGAAGATGATGGACATGGTGCAGAAAGCACTATCAGAAGAAGTCCTAGAAGACTGGTCAGACGATGACACTGCTCTATATGAAGAACTAGAACTACTAGACATCAATGAAGCACCGTTGACACCACAGCAAAGACGCAAGAGAGCAATGATTATGAAGCGTCTTGCTCCTAAACTTGCTAGACAGCGTAAGATTAAAGCAAAGCAAAAGGCTGGCGGTGAGAAACTTCAGCAAAGAGCAAAGAAGCAGGCTATTCAGATAGCGAGAGAAAGAATCGCTGGTGAAAAGGGTGCAAAGTACAAAGACTTGTCACCATCTGCTAAACAGGCTATCGACAAGAGAGTTCAGAAGCAGTCTGGTATTGTCAACAAACTTGCAAAGAAACTATTACCGTCAGTAAAGAAGAAAGAGATGGAAAGAGTAAAGCAAGCAAGAACACAGTCAGAAGATTTTGATGCACTAGTAGAATCAGCACTAAAAACTATCAAGGTTGGTGAAGATGCGATTGGTGCAAAAGACACACAATATGCTCTAGTCAAAGAACGCAAGGTTATTGCTATTGGTTTGAAAAGCGAAATGCAGAGACTTTCTATGAAAGAAGGCGGCAGAGTTTGGAAAGTCAGTGCTGAAAATAAAGTTGGTGATTTGGTAGAAGCAAAGACTAGACAAGACCCTGAGATTAAAGATATTGAAGGCACACAGCCAGCAAAGTATTATACTGGTGATATGTCTAAGTCTACTAAAGAAAAGAGAGCGGCTTACTTTAAGAAGCAAGCAAAGAAAGACGATGATAGCAAAGCGGCATATAAACCAGCGCCCGGCGATGCTGATGCAAAGACTAAGCCATCTAAACACACTCTAAAATATAAGAAGATGTTTGGTGAAGAGATTGAAGGTCTAAAGAAGAAAGCAGAGAAGTCTGGCATCTCTTACGGCATTCTAAAGAAAGTCTACGACAGAGGCATGGCGGCATGGAAGTCTGGTCATCGCCCAGGCACAACACCACAACAGTGGGCGTTTGCAAGAGTAAACTCATTTATCACTGGTGGTAAAACTCGCACAACTGCTGATGCAGACTTATGGGCGAAGCATAGCGGCAAGTCTGAAGCAGTGTCTCCAGCACAGCAAGCGGCTATTGCTATCGCTAAGAAGAAGTCTGGCAAGTATGATAAAGACGGCAAACGTATTGATGAAGCATATGAGTTCGGAACAGATGAATATGCAAATCATACAAAAGATATGACGCCCGGTCAGACAGATGAGATGACTGTCAAAGACAAGAAGTTGCCTAATCTAAAGATTGCGACAGGTAAGTCTGCAAGACAAGCAAAGCAAACTCTTGCAAGAAACAAAGCAAGAGCAGAGCGCAAGAAGGGAACTGGACTAGCGGCGGCATACAATCCTGATGATGATTTTAGTGGTAAGCCAGTGAAGAAGTTTAAAGACTTTAAAAAAAAGAATCAAATAAGTGAGGGTATACAGTATCATTTAGACACAGGTGTGCCGTTTGCTGATAATATTTTTCGTCATGACTCACCATCGTTCTATATGTTCTTTCAAGAAGCAAGAGTAAGATGGAGAAATGGTGAACTAGAACCAGATGCTACAGACAAGCAAATACTGATGACTGACATTGGTTTGTTTGGTATCTATGAGGGCAAAGAAGTTCCACTTGATTGTCCTCTAATGGAAGCAGATAAAGATGTAGAACTCAACTCACCAAAACGAGGTGGTTCTAAGAAGTTCTATGTGTATGTGAAGAACGATAAGGGTAATGTGGTAAAAGTGGAGTTTGGTGATACTTCTGGATTGAAAGCAAAAATCAATGACAGAGAAGCGGCACGAAACTTTGCAAGTCGTCATCAGTGTGATACAAAGAATGATAAGACAAAGCCTGGATACTGGGCGTGTAGATTGCCTTGGTATGCAAAGTCACTAGGACTAGAAGGCGGAGGTAAATACTTTTGGTAAAACCATATAAAGACATACATTTAGCACCAAATGTCTTTGTTCGTGAGTTTGATCCAGAAATAGATAGTGATGAACTAGTATGGCACAGAGACAAAAAGAATAGACACTTTGCAGTGTTAGAAGGTAAAGACTGGTGGTTTCAAGAAGACGATAAGATGCCAGTCGAACTAGAAAAAGGTAAGATTTACGAAATAGAGAAGGGTGAATATCACAGACTTCTCAAAGGAACAAAAGCAACTCAACTTAGAATAAAGATATGGGAAGAAGAGTAAAATGTCACTAGAAAGCACAATAAGAATGATGACTGAAAGTAAAGTCGTCAAAGAAGATGGACACACAGATGTCGCTTCTGCTAAGAGACAGTGCAAAACCGCTATGGAAGATGCTCAAGCCATCATAGGTGTTCTAGATGGCATGAACGATGAAGATGCGCTACCTACTTGGTGGACAAACAAACTTGCGATTGCGGCCAATAGCATGAACAAGTTGAACGACTATCTGTCAAATCCAACAGAGCAAAAAGAAGAAGTTACAGAGGAAGTAGAAATGACTGACATAAATGAAGGACGCATGAAAGAACTTCATGGATACATGGAAAAAGGTATGTCTGCAAAAGAGATTGCCAAGAAAATGAAACTCGATGTTAAGACTATCAAAGCACTTATCGGTGAAGAAGTCGAAATCGAAGAAGAGTTTATTGACGACCTAATCGAAGCAGTTGAACTTGATGAAGCGCCAAAGATGAAGTATGCTCTTGTCGGCAAAGATATGAAAATCTATTCAATGGGTAGTGATGAGCGAGACTTGAGATTGGACAGGCGTTCTCTTGAAAAAAGATTCAAAGATGTTGCACCACTAAAAATGGCAAGACTTAAAACTGCACAAACTATTGGTGACAAAGTAGATAAATCCCAACTAAAGGAGGAGACAGTGAACGAACATACACACTATAAGATGGAGCCGTTTGGTGTTTCCAGAAGTCTAGTTGACTCTGTAAAAGCAGTTCTTGCCGGTAAACCAAGCAGAGAAAACATCCCAGAAGAGATTCTAGACGATGATGTTGCTGACTTTATCGGAGCGGCTTCTAAAGCGGCTGCCGCTGGTAAGAAGAAGTTCAAGTTTGGTGACAAAGAATATCCAGTAACAATCAAAAAGTCTACTGCTGATAAAGTTTCTAAGAAGATGGAAGAATCAGTAAAGAAAGAAGAAGAAGGCGAAGAAGATGCACCTTCTGACGACAAGAAAGCAAAGGAGAAGAAGGACGAGAAGAACGGCAAGAAAGAGCCTATTGAAATCGATCCTGAAATCAAAGAAGAAGCAGAAGGCGAAATGACTGATGCTCAAATGAAGAAGCGTGAAGAGATTGTCAAGTCAATGAAAAAGCGTGAGCAAGAGTTCAAAGACAAATATGGCGACAGATGGAAAGAAGTCATGTATGCTACTGCTACTAAGATGGCAATGAAAGAAGCAAAGAAGTAATGAAAATATACTGCGACATGGATATGGTTCTATGTAACTTTCTCAAAGGAGCAGAGAAGGTTGCTGGTGAACCATTTCCAGAGAAAAATGGAAAATATTCTAAAGACGAAAAGAAAGCCATGATTGCGGCTACGAAAGGTTTTTGGGATAATCTTGAGTGGATGCCTGGGGGTAAAGACTTGTGGAACTATCTAAACAGCATCGAAGGTGCTGAAGTCAATATTCTATCAGCATACGCATCGTGGGACCCAAGTTGTAAGAGGGGTAAAAGAGTTTGGATTGCAAAGAATCTAAAACCAAAGCCCAATAAAATCCATTTGGTTCGCAGAGAAGACAAACAGAATTACGCTGATGCAGATAGCATCCTCGTAGATGACCATGGGAAGAATACAAGTGAGTTCAAAAGAGCAGGCGGACAGGCTGTCACGCATATAAATACTAGTAAAACAATATCCGAATTAAAGCGGATACTCAAATAAGACAAGGAGAATAGAAATGTCACTTTGGGGAATGAATGACGGAAAGGCCACCGCTGGCAGTATTGTTGTAACAGCGGCGAACAGCACAGTGGTTGGTACTTCCACAACTTTCACTAACTTTGCGGTTGGTGATTTTCTAAACGTAGGTAAGAACGACTATGTGATTACTGCTATTGCGAATGCAACAGTAATGACAGTTCGTGCTGGCGAAACTGGTGGAACTCTTGTAGGCGCACAATCAAACAGCACCTACTATGTTCAAGAGAAGCCTCTTTATGTTGCTTACTCTTCAGTTGGACTAGATGCTAACAACGTCTACGGTGTATCAACATCTGAAATGAACTTTGCAAACACCGCTGGTACAGAGTCAGACAATGTACCTCACGCTGGTTGGAATCTAAGAACTGAAGGTTCTGGTGGTCGTGCTGGTCGTGTGTTCTATGAGACACTCGTAGCCGCATCATCTATCACTGGTGACGCTGGTGACGATAGCAAACTTCCAGAATAAGTTCTGATTGATTAGGAGTAGAAAATGGCAGACAAGAAGGTCAGCGCATTAACAGCCATTACAAATATGTCTAGTGACGATTTGCTAATGGTTGTAAATGATCCTTCTGGCACACCAGCCAGTAGGAAAATAACACATGCAAACTTCTTTGCAAATGTGCATACGGTTTCTGATTTCACATCGAATGTTACTATTAGTAGCACGACAGCAACCGTGTCTGCCAATACTACTTTTAACGGTAGTGTAACTTATAACGGTGGTATTACCTTTAGCAGTGGTGTGACGTTTGCAAATAGTACAATCAACGTACTTGGAGCGAATACCATTGTCAATGGTAACTTGACTGCAAATGGCGCATTGGTTCTAAGAAGTTCAGTATCATCTAGTGGTTTAAATATCATTGGAAGCAACGGTAAAATCAATGCTAACAATGCTATCACCGCTGGAACTATTACTGAAGCAATGATGCAGACAAAGCCTATTGCTAATACAACAGCAAGAACTTTGATTTCAGATCGTATGCAAGTTGCTAATACAACAGCACTTGTCAATGATCGTATGCAAGTTGCTAATACGACAACTAACTTTTTAAGCAAGACATCGCTAGATACACAGATTACGTCTGCAAATGTTGTCATCGATGCTGGTCCAACAGTATCAAATACTGGTGTTCATATCTCAAATGGTGCTATTAATATCTTCAGTGATAGCGGCCGATCTTCATTGGTTGATTTTTACTGTGAAGTTGCAAATCAGCACAAGGTAAGACTACAAGGACCAGCACACGCTAACTTCAGCGGTGATGTTGTGGTTACTCTGCCAGTTAAGTCTGGTAATGTTGCTACAACAAACAGTGAAGTGTTCACTGGAACCACATCAGCAGAAAATCTGACAGTCAATAGTCTTTTCAGACTTACAAATAAAGTTTCAGACTTTGCTACATCTAATGCTGTGACTGAATCTGTCACCGCAGGCTCTGTATATTACAGTAATACATATTTGTATGTCGTTACTGACAGCAACACAATAAAAAGGGTTCTATTGAGTACTTGGTAAATGTTTGAAAACTTGAATGATGATAACTATATGTTATTTGCCGCAAAATATTATGAAAATGCACACTGCACAGATTTATTAGAGTTTCATGATGATTTGAAAAGAATAAGATATATTAAGAGACTATTTAAAAAGTATGAACAAACTGGTGAGTTGAAAGATAGGTTGATATTCAATCATCTAATCGTTTTGTATAATGTATTTGAACACAGAGCAATGACACGAATGCTTTGTTATAAGTTATATGATCAGTTACAATACTTGAAACCATTTCTGATATTCCTGAACTATTGGAGAACAGATGTTGGTTTACTTGATGGAAAAAGAATAAGAGATAGTGATATTCCCATTGATATGGGTATTGTCAAGAGATTAAGAGAGTTAAATGGCCAGTAAGTTTGGAGACCTATTATTAGCGTATAACTTTATCAAGAGGTTAGTCACACCTTTTGATGAAACTGATGCGTTCAAACTAGGTATCATCGATGAGCGTGGTAAGAAGATTAAGGACCCGAAGACTTCTGAAGAAGAACTTTCGTTCTCGACTTTCAATCGTCTTGTCTTCAATATCAAAAAAATCATCGAAAGACTTCCAGGCGGTAAATCAAAACTTGCATCATATGGTGCCGCTTTGTTTTTGATTAAAGAAAGCGCAAATCCAAAAGAACATTACACAGACGAAGAAATCATGCAAGCGTTGGAGGAGAACATGGACTACCTTGCAAAGCACGATAAAATGACATACAAGAAACTTTTCGAGGATGCTCCAGCAACTTCAACTGCTGGTGTAGCAGGCACAGGCGATGATGCTGATACTGTTCCAGTAAAGAAGAAAAAGCAAATCGAAAAAGATGGTCGTAAGAAAGAAATGAAAGCATATCTCAAAGCATATCTTGAGCGTAGAGCAAAGCGTGAAGAACTTGCTAAGAAAGAAGAAATGAGAAAGCGTTTAGGATTGTAAAATGGCACAGTATCGCAGAGACAGACACGAATATCTTCCGAATGGTAACACTATCTTTGAGGTAGTGATGCTTGCTGATGAATATGGTAATCGTATTGGTCCTGCGAATCCATCTGGCATGGCAGTAGATGCTTTTGGTAGAGCAAGAGTGTCACAGCCATTTACACTTTTTGATTCTTCACATCGTTTTGATGATAACGAAGCGTTTGCAACATCCAATACAGCAACAGCAACTTATGAACATTTCGCTAATAATGGTCTTGTTGTATTAGATGTTGATACAACAGATGGTGCTGAAGTTGTTCGTGAAACCAAGAGAGTATTCTCTTACCAACCGGGCAAGTCTCTGCAAGTATTAAATACTTTTGTTATGGATACAGCAAAGACTGGTCTAAGACAAAGAGTTGGATACTTTGGTGCTAATAATGGTATCTTCATAGAGCAATCAAACTCTGACATCTACTTTGTAAAGAGGGCAATAAACTCTGGCACTGTTGCTGAAACAAGAGTTTCTAAAGCAAACTGGAATCTTGATACACTTGATGGAACAGGTCCATCTCGTAAGACACTAGATTTAACAAAAGCACAGATTCAGTTTATTGATGTCGAATGGCTTGGTGTAGGAACAGTAAGAACAGGTTTTGTTATTGATGGACAGTTTATTCACTGTCACTCTTTCCATCACGCAAATGAAATCACTGATACCTATATGCAGACTGCATCTTTGCCTATTAGATATGAAATCAAAAATACTGCCGCAACTGCTAGTGCAAGTCGAATGAAACAGATTTGCTCTTCTGTTATTTCAGAAGGCGGTTATGAGTTGCGTGGAGAAAAACACGCTGTAGCAACACCAATCGCAACACCAAGAAATCTTACACCTGCCGCAACATATCTTCCAATCATTTCACTTAGATTAAAAGCAAGTGAGTTGGATGCTGTTGTCATTCCTGTCGGTGGTGCTTTGTCTGGTGTTGGTAATAATGCTTACTTCTCTTGGAGACTTGTTCGTGGTGGAACGACAAGTGGTGGTAGTTGGTCTTCAAATGGAAACTCTAGTGTTGAATACAATACTTCAGGAACATCATTTAGTGGAGGAAAAGTAGTTCGCTCTGGATTTGTAACATCGACAACACAGTCTGTTGGAGCAACAGATTTGATTGGTGAGAACTTCTTTAATCTCCAGTTGAGAAGAGATGGACTAGCAGATACAGCAGAAGAGTTTACACTTTTGGTAGCATCAAAGGTTGATAACGATGACATTTATGCATCTCTTGAGTGGGAAGAGATTACACGCTAATGTATATGACAGAGAAAACAATCACTCGCTCAGACTTGGCGCAGATAGAAAAGTATGCTGACAAGTTGTTTGCGAAAGTAGGGATTGATGTGGAATTTACAAAACATTTCTTGGATCGTGTAAACGATGAAAGAAATAAGAAGCAGATAACAACTGCTGAACTAACTCGTATCTTTAAACAGGTCTTCAGTAAGCACGGCAAACCGATTGCAAGACTAGGACCTGATGCAGAAGCAGTAATGAAAGATATGAGAACTGACATCAACATGCCTTTTGTTCTGAAGTTGTCTGGAAACGAACTTGAACTTGTCGCTAAGACAGTCATGCGTAAGAAGGACTTTAAGACCTCTAATAAGACATTTGCAGTAGAAGAAACTCTGCAAATCTTACATAGAGAGTCAAACAAACAAGGTAAAAAGACTTTTAAGGAGTTTACCGATGTTAAAACGATGGATACAAAAAAGAGTATCAGAGAGGACATCATGGGATGGCGGAATGCTCATCGCACTTGGCCTTCTCGTACTATTCCTCTCACCTCTCGCTAAGATTGCGGCTGGTATTGCAATAGCATACGGTCTATGGACAATCTTTAAGAGCGAGTAAGGACTACTCTACCCACATAGTATTTTAGACTACTACAACTCACATGCGATTTTGTATGCGTGGTGGGCTTTTGTGTCCTATTTCCAAAGGAGAAAAAAATGGAAGTACTAAATAACATTAAAGGATGGGCTGGATCACTTGCTGACGTAGGTGTAAGTCTAGCCGCATTAGCAATCGTTGCTGAAGTTCTAGGTCTAGGCAATATGCCTTTCATGCCTGAAGGACTTAGCGTGGTTGATAATGTATCTGCAATGATTAGCAATCTTGGCGCACAAGGTGTGATGGGCTTGATTGCTATTTGGGTACTTTATAGCATCTGGCAAAGGAAGTAAAATGTTGAAACTCTATATTATGGTTGCTTTAATTGCGGTACTTGGCGCTGTTGGATACGGCGCCAAGTATTACTATGATACAACGCAAGCGACCATTGGAACATTGAGAGAAAATAATGCTCAACTTGAAGTAGCAGTTCAGACTGCAAATGAAAGCGTTGAGTCATTGCAACAGGATATGGTAAAACTAGGTGAACTAAATAATAAACTTCAAGGCGATTTGCAAAAAGCAGAAGCGTATGGTGATAATCTAAGAAACAAACTTAGACAAATGGACTTGGTTGCAGACGCAATCAGAGATGCGGAAAATTTGGAAGGAAGAATGAATGGTGCTACAGCAAAAATATGGCGTGAACTTGAGCGTGACACTGGCGGTGCTGGTGACAAGCCTCTTCCTAGTTGGTTGCAGCCTCCCTCAACCAGAACCACAGATCAAAGTGGTGACGAAGGTGGAGAAGACGCAGATTCCAGTGGTAGCCAGACCGAAACCGATACAACTAACTGATACAAAGATATACGTTGTAAACAAAGATAACTTAGATAAGTTTGTAGAAGAGTTTAAAGAGGTCAATGGTGATCTCGCATTCGTAGCACTGAGCATTCGTGATTACGAAAATCTAGCATTAAATGTCGCAGAGTTGCGCCGTTTTATAAATCAACAAACACAAATAATCCTTTATTATGAACAAGCCGTGACACCAGACGGAGAGGAAAATAAAGGAAATGCTGAATCTACAGATAGCCAGTCGGATGGCAAAAGCGAGTGAGATAGCATATTTGGATGATGCAGAAAAGCAATATGTTGAACTAGGATATTATGGACACACATTCTTTGATATTGATGGCGCACAATGTCATGCAGTATGGAATGACACAGAATATGCATTATGCTTCAGAGGAACAGAACCATCAGAGATTGGTGACATTCTTGCTGATCTAAATGCTATACCAAGAGGTGCAATGACACATGGTCTTGTTCATTCTGGTTTCATGGGTGAACTGGACAAACTATGGCAAAACGTAGTAGAGCATCAAGCAAAACATCAAGATAAAACATTCTACATTACAGGACATTCTCTAGGCGCCGCAATGGCGACTATTGCTACATCTCGTTTTGAAGAGTTCACAAAGGTTCATGAACTGTACACGTTTGGATCACCAAGAGCAGGCACCAGAAGTTTCGTGAAGAATATCACTACACCACATTATCGTTTTGTGAATAACAATGACATTGTGACAGCAGTTCCACCAAGACTTATGTTCTATCGTCATCATGGAAACTTGACATACATCAATCATTATGGTAATATACGAAAACTAACACCATGGCAAAGAATGAAAGACAAGTGGAGAGGTCGCTGGAGAGCATTCAGAAAAGGCATGCCTTTCGATGGTGCATTCGATCACTCAATGACATTGTATAGAGAAAAGGTTGTTAAGAATGCAGAGGAAGATAAATAATGCTTGAGAGAATGTTTGAAGATACGCTGTGGATTTACACAGCAATAGGAGGTTCTCTCATTGGTGCGGCTTTTCTCGCATACTTCAAAGAGACTAGAGCCGGACTATGGTGTTATGCCAAGTTAGATCAGTTTCTCGATTATCTTGTAGAGAAGTACGGACTGACTTGGTTTGAACAACCAACAGACGCATGGAGAAAGAAGTATCCATATGTCACAAAGAAGATAGACGAACTAGAAGCAAGGATAGCCGCTATGGAAGCACCAACTAAAAAATGTGAGTGTGGACATGACTGTCATTGTGGTAATGAATGTCAAGAGTGTGTAAACGATGTTTGCACAGAGTGTAAGTGTGAGGATAGTCGTGGACAATCAGCAGATTTTTGATTACATCAACGACTTGAGAAAAGAGTCAAAAAAGGAACACGAGTTGTTGCATAAGCGTATATCTGACATGAAGGACGAACTTCTTGCAGAAATGAAAGAAATTCGTAATGAGCAAGCGGCTGTAAACAGACGCATGGACAATCGTGTGACTGCACTTGAGCGTTGGAAGTGGACTATCGTTGGTGGTGCTATCGTTCTAGGCTTTGTCTTATCTGGTGGAGTCGAAGCAATACGGAATCTTTTGTCTTGACATCATAACAGTTTTACCATATAATCTTTTACATTATGAGCAACTATATTGACTTGAAATACCTGAATCAACTTTCAGGGCAACTTTCGCAGTTCAAGCGGAAGGATAACAATCTATTCAACTTTCGCTGTCCATTCTGCGGCGATAGCGAAAAGAACAAACTCAAAGCAAGAGGCTATGTGTTTCTTGTTGAGGGTGCTTATTTGTACAAGTGTCATAACTGTGGTGTATCAGCAAATATTGACAAACTTATCAGTCATGTAAGTCCTGATATGTACAAAGAATACCGCACAGAGCGGTTCATAGACAAGCGTAGAGAGCCTGTGACACCGGCTAAGACTTCAACAGGTATAAAGTTCCGCAACCGAAATTATCATCTAAAGACCCCCCTCAAATCGTTGAAGAAGATTTCGCAGTTAGAGCATAATCATCCAGCGAAGCAATATGTAGAGAAGAGAATGATACCAAAGGAGTATCATCGTAAGTTGTTCTATGCTCCAAAGTTTGCAAAGTGGGTGAACACAATCATTCCAAACAAACTGGATGAGAAGTATGATGAACCTCGTTTGATCATACCGTTCTTTGATGAGCAAGAAAGGTTGTTTGGTTTTCAGGGTAGAGCGTTTGGTAAAAGTGCTGTCAAGTATATCACCATCATGCTTGACGAGGGTGCTATTAAGGTGTTTGGACTAGAAGATGTGGATAAGACAAAGCGCATCTACATCACTGAAGGGCCTATAGATAGTATGTTCCTACCAAATAGTCTCGCAATGGCTGGTGCAGATATGAAATCTCTGAACCTACCAGATGTTGTATACATATATGACAATGAACCAAGAAGTAGTGAAATACTGAAGAAGATTGAAAAAAATATTTCCGCTGGTGCCTCTGTATGCGTCTGGCCAAGTTTTTTGAAAGAAAAAGATATTAATGATATGATACTAGCCGGATTGAGCATTTCAGAGATTCTAGGAATTATAAATGATAACACATTTTCTAAATTAAGAGCGAAAGTAAAACTTGCAGAGTGGAGAAAAGTATAGTATGGAAGTGACTTTGATTGATAGTATGGGAACTGACTTGACTGTTGTGAATGCCGCAAGAGTTTCATTCTCTAAAACGTCTACATGGGCTAGAAACATTCCTCAATCTGAGACATATGAACTTTCAGATAGGGATAAGAAACTGATTCGATATCTAGCAGAACACAATCATTGGTCGCCTTTTGGACATGCATCATTGCAGTTCCATATCAAAGCACCTGTGTTTGTTGCAAGACAACTTGTAAAGCATCAAGTGGGTCTTGTGTGGAATGAAGTAAGTCGTAGATACGTTGATGATGAGCCAGAGTTTTACATTCCTAAAGAATGGCGCTTGAAAGCAGAAGATAAGAAACAGGGTAGTAGTAACGAGACAGTGGAATACAGCATCGATTCAACGATGATGTGGTGTAAAGAGACTTATCAGAATCTACTCAATAAGAACATTGCGCCAGAGATGGCACGAATGGTACTACCACAAAACATGATGACTGAATGGTATTGGAGTGGTACACTATTCGCATTTGCGAGAGTATGTAACCTTAGATGTAAGGAGGATACACAAGCAGAGACAAGAGTTATAGCAAATCAAATAAGCGAACTAGCAAAGAAAAAGTTTCCAGTTTCGTGGGAACATCTAACAGACGGAGAAATCGATGAATAACTATCTACCAACAGAATATCAATCCTTTATTCACCTATCAAGGTATTCACGCTGGCAACCAGAACTAGGTCGCAGAGAAACTTGGGATGAAACTGTTAGTAGATATTTTGACTTCTTTACTGAGCATTTGAAAGAGCAGTGTGACTTTGATCTTGATCCAAAAGACAGAAAGCGTCTTGAAGAGTCTGTACTATCATTGAACACAATGCCTTCTATGCGTTGTCTGATGACTGCTGGTGAAGCACTAAAGCGTGAAAATATCGCAGGCTATAACTGTTCTTATATTGCTGTGGATTCACCAAGAGCATTTGATGAAATCCTATACATTCTTATGAACGGAACTGGTGTCGGTTTCTCTGTTGAGCGTCAAGATGTAGCAAAACTTCCAGTAGTAGCAGATGAACTTCATCCTACAGATACAACGATTATTGTGCCAGACAGCAAACTAGGATGGGCGAAATCTTTGAAAGAACTCATTCATCTTCTATACTCTGGTCAGATTCCAAAATGGGATTTGAGCAAGGTTCGTCCAGCAGGCGCTCCATTGAAAACATTTGGTGGTAGAGCATCTGGTCCAGAACCACTAGATCAACTGTTTCGTTTTGCAGTAAATATCTTTACACACGCACAAGGACGCAAACTCTCTTCACTAGAGTGTCATGACTTGGTGTGTAAGATCGCTGAGATTGTTGTTGTCGGTGGTGTTCGCCGTTCAGCACTTATCTCTCTTTCAAATCTAAGCGATGATCGTATGAGAGTTGCTAAATCAGGACAATGGTGGGAAGACAATGCACAAAGAGCCCTTGCGAATAACTCGGCCTGTTACACGGAAAAGCCAGAAATCGGCATCTTCATGGACGAATGGAAATCCCTTTACGACTCGAAATCTGGAGAGCGGGGCATCTTCAACCGTCAGTCTGCCAAGCAACAGGCTGAACGTAACGGTAGACGAGAATCTGAATGGGATTTCGGTACGAACCCCTGTTCAGAAATCATCCTAAGAAGCAAGCAGTTTTGTAATCTTTCAGAGGTTGTTGTTCGTGCATCAGATAGCATGAACACATTGAAGAAGAAAGTTGAGATTGCTACAATCCTTGGTACATTTCAGTCTACACTAACTAACTTCAAGTATCTGTCAAGTTCATGGACAAACAATACGAGAGAAGAGAGACTACTTGGTGTATCTCTGACTGGTATTATGGATAGCACACTTACCAATGGTAAAGAAGATGGACTTGAGAAGAGACTAGATGAACTAAAGAAAATCGCTGTGAAGACAAACGAAGAATGGTCAGAGAAACTTGGTATTCCACAGTCTGCGGCTATCACTTGTGTAAAGCCATCAGGCACAGTATCACAGTTGGTTGATTCTGCGTCTGGCATTCATGCTCGTCATAATCCTTATTACATTCGTACTGTTCGTGCAGACAAGAAAGACCCTCTTGCACAGTTCATGCGTGATGCAGGGTTCCCTGTAGAGGATGATGTAATGAAGCCTGAGCATACCTATGTGTTCTCTTTTCCAATGAAAGCACCAGAACATGCTGTAATGCGTACTGACATGACTGCACTGGAGCAACTAGAACTATGGTTGCAGTATCAGAAGCATTGGTGTGAGCATAAGCCATCTGTGACAATCTCTGTCAAAGAGCATGAGTGGATGGAAGTTGGTGCATGGGTTTACAAACACTTTGATTGGATGAGTGGTGTATCATTCCTACCATTCTCTGAGCATGTATACAAGCAAGCACCATATCAAGACTGTGACGAAGCAACTTATGAAGCAGAACTTGAGAAGATGCCTAAGAATGTTGACTGGTCAGCACTAACTCTATACGAGCAGTCAGACATGACAGAAGGCGCACAAGAACTTGCTTGTGTAGCAGGCGCTTGCGAAATCTAAGTCCTTGTATTAGGATTTGTACACTTGAGAAATCAAACGAAGACATCTCATATTGCGTGGGATGTTTTCGTACTCAAGATGAAATTCGTGATTGGCTCATAATAACAGATGAATCAAAGATTGACATCATGAACGATTGTCAGAAACGAAGGAAATCTTATGAAGAAAGTTTTACATTCAGTCCTGAAAACAGGACAGATTATAAAATCAAAGTCGGGCGAGAAAGAATGGGTGGTAGTAGAAACAGGAGATGAAGAAGTTCTACTAGCCGCTATTTCGTCTTACAAGAAACTGTCAACAAAAGATGCCATGGATTGGAATCTGCTTGAAGAAGAAGATTTAAAGCATCTATAAGTGTCAAAAATTTGAATCACTAAATACTCACGAATCTTTAACGGAAAAGGGTGTCAATATGCGTCAAGTCGATGAAATGGTATACGAACTAGAGTGTGACTCTTGTGGTGTATCATACGAACTTATTGTAGATGGTGCTGAGAAGAACGAACCAGTTTACTGTGCGTTCTGTGGCGCTGATATCGATATTGAACCTGACGAAGATGAAGATTTCATACATGATATTGATGATGAGTATGATGAGTTAGATTTTGACGATTATAGAGACTGATTACGAAAATCCTTGGACATTTAACGGAAAACCATTTACTTCAGAAGACATAGGAAAATATGTAGGGTTCGTTTATGTCATTATTCACAAAGATAGTGGCCGACAATATATCGGCCGAAAGTATTTCCACACATTACGCAAAACAAAGGGCAAGACGAAACGAGTTCGCAAAGAGTCGGACTGGAAGAAGTATTACGGCTCTTCAGGAGACTTGTTGTCTGATGTTCAGACGTTGGGAAAAGAAAACTTTCAAAGAATAATTTTGTCTTTACATACGACAAAAGGTGATGTAAACTATGAGGAAGTAAAACAACAGTTTAAGTACGATGTCTTAGAAGACACTAAATATTACAATGATAACATTAATGGAAAGTGGTATCGCAAAGCGGATCACATAGTTGAAGGAAGACTATACAATGAAGATTTCAGACTTTGAAAAAGTAAAAAAGTTCCCATATCTATCAGACGACAAAGACACAATGCAGGCTAGGTTCAGAGAACTAGACTGGCTTGCACCTATGATCAATGACAAAGGTTGGAATCTTGAGTTTGGTGTACACACTGGACAAACCATTAACTGTATTGCTACCATGCGACCTGACTTGGAGTTCGTAGGATTTGATTCCTTTGAAGGACTTCCAGAAGATTGGGATATGGGTCAGAAGATGGTAAAGAAGGAAGCATTTGACAGAGGTGGCGAACTACCAGAAGTCGCAGATAATGTGTCTCTTGTCAAAGGATACTTTGATGCTACACTTCCACAATGGCTAAGAGAACAAGCGGAGGATGGATATGAACGGCCCAAACCAGAAAGTCAGAGCATATCTTACCTACACATTGATAGCGATATTTATTCTTCTTGCGTCACAATCTTTGAGCATCTAAACGACTATATCAAGCCTGGCTGTATCATTCGATTTGATGAACTGTCATGCTGGCGTTATGTATTCCAAGAGGCATCACCCAAAAGTTTGCAACGAGTTTTCTATACAACATGGAAAGAGCATGAGTGGAAAGCACTGCATGAGTGGATGTCTAAATGTGACAGAAAAGTAGCACCTTTGTGTCGAAACTGGTTTCAGTCTGGTACGGTGATTGTTACACAATGATTATCTCACACAAATACAAGTTTATCTTTGTAAAGACCCGTAAAACTGCTGGCTCAACATTTGAGAAGTTGGTGTCTCCGTACTTGGGTGAAGATGATATTTGCACTGGTTCAAGTAGAGATGGAACTCCAGCACTTAACTGTGCGCCAGATACAAATGGTCATATTCCTCTTAGAGATATTATGTCTAAGTATTTTCCATCAGGCACCAACTACGATATCATCACAATCGAAAGAAATCCATACGATAAGGTAGTAAGCAGTTACTACTGGCATCAACACATCAAACCCCATCAGTTCGGTGATATGTCTTTTGGTGTCTACATGAAGACTTGCAACTTGCTTCCACGAGATTGGAAACTCTACACGATTAATGGATCACTGCAATATAAAACCAAAGTTTTCAAATACGAGAATATGAACGACATATATGTTTGGTTAAAAAAGATGCGTGGACTTCATATTCCACTTGACAAACTGGGTCAAACTAAGTTAAAATCAGGCATTAGAAAAGTAAAAGATTATAGAGAACTACACAATGACAATACGAAGAAAATTGTATTAGACTTGTTTCCAGATGAAATAAAGGAGTTTCGTTATGAGTTCTGATCCTATCAGACTATTCATCGGCACATCAGCAAACGGCGAAGATGCTAAGATTGAGATGGCTTATGAGTATTCGCTGAGAAAGAATACAGATAGAGATATTGAGATTGTTTGGATGCGTCAGACAAATGACACTGAATCATACTGGCATGGCTGGGAAGACAAACGCTGGTCAACGCCTTTCAGTGGCTATCGTTGGGGCATTCCAGAATACTGCAACTTTGAAGGTCGTGCAATCTACACAGACTGTGATATGATCAATCTACGAGACATTGGTGAACTATTCGATATGGATATTGCTGATGACAAATGGATGCTTGCAAGAGACGGCAAGCGTTTTGGTGGTAAAGAGTTCTGTGTTATTCTATTTGACAATGCAAAGTTCAAAGGAAACATGCCTCCTGTAAATGAATGGAAGAAAGTAGATTCAGCACATCATCAGTTTATGCAGTTGTTCATTCAGAACAATCTAGTTGGTGACTTAGACCCTCGTTGGAACAGTCATGATGGTGATGCAGAACCTATCTATCATCTACACTACACACATATGCCTACACAGCCTTGGAAGCCTGCTTGGTTTACTGGTACACCAGAAGAGCATCCAAGACAAGACTTGGTAGAACTGTATCATAACACATATGAAGAAGCACTTGCAAATGGATACAAACTTGAAGACTATCAAGTCAATCGTGGTGTGAACTATGGGATTATCGGCAAATGAGCATTTATGGTGAAGTGCCAACACATCCTGTGGTGTTTGCGGCATGTGATAAACACTACTTCAAAGAACACGGACCATCTTTTATCTACTCCTGTAATGATGCTGGCAAAGACGTTCATGTTCATGTCACAGAAGCAGAACAAGAAACATATAACATTGCAAACATTCTGAACACAGATACAGATGTAAAATGCACCTTCTCATACAACGAGTTTGAGAATATGGGAAGAGGACAGCGCACATACTACGCTTGTCTGAGGTTTCTTGTTCTACCAATCATTCTACAACACGCAAAGAAAGTCATGACACTTGACATTGACTGTATGGTTATGAAAGACTTTGACTGGCCTGATAAGCCTGCTGGTTACTTTCCAAGAGAGCCTATTGCTGGAACAACGGGCTGGGAAAATCAAGGAACAAGAGTAGCCGCTGGTGCTGTGTATATGGATGACAGAGCATTGCCTCTTGCTCAAGCAGTTGTTGAGCGTATTCAACAAGGACCATGGCAATGGTTTCTAGATCAGATTGCATTGTCTGAATCTTTCGCTAGAGTAAGTGAAGACGATGTGGTAAAGTTTGATGCTGAGTTTATGGATTGGGAGTTCAAAGAAGGCACAACTATCTGGACTGGTAAGGGTCCAAGAAAGTTTGAAAATCCAATATATGTAGCAAAGAAGAATGAGTTCAATCGTCTTCCTACAGCAACGACAAGGTGTTGGGCATGAGTAAAGTATTGATTTTAAGACCTCGTTTAGACTTACCTTTCAAGAAGTTTGGACTAGAGATTGCTAATAAGAATCTACCAGACATTCGTGTGTGGTGGGATAAGTTTATAACTGCACTTGAAGTACATCACGAAATGAAAGGTGATGATGTTGTAGTTGTAGAAGCCCAGAGATTCCAGTTTCACAACAGTCTTGTTGAGCAATACAAGCCAGATGTTGCATATGTACCACACGTTGAAAAACACAACTTTGGTGGTGGTGATGAGTGTCGTTACTATATGCAGACTGTTGTTCCTTGGCTCTTTACAATCGATCACAAAGGCTGGGCTGGTGGTGGTTCATTTGTCGGTGAAGCATACGATACTCTGCCTGATGACAATGGTGCTACTTTTGCAAAGTTTCAAGAACGCATGAAGCGTGGTGAAAGCAAGTATGAACAACCAAATCATGATTCTTTCAACTGCACTGAAGACTTTATCTTCTGTCCACTTCAGATTCCACATGATGAGACTATCAAATGGCACAGCAAAGTAAAGATGGAAGAACTTGTAGAAAAACTCTGTCACTGGTCAAACACAAGTGATCACGCAGTTGTATTCAAAAGCCATCCTATGAATCCAAAGAGTATGGAAGAGATGAAGAAGATTGCATCTGGTCACAATAAGGTAATGTGGATCGATCATGCAAACATTCACAATGTCATACCAAAAGCAAAAGCAGTCTATGTTATTAACTCTGGTACAGGTATGGAATCAATGTGTCATGAAGTTCCTGTTGTACGCTTTGGTGATGCTGAATACAATGATGCTGTAATCGCTGGTAACATCAATGATTTGAACGAAACCTTCAAAAAAGTTGAAAAAATTGATAAAAAAATAATGACTGAAAAATACAAGCAATTTTATAACTGGTTTGTCAATAAGATTTGTTATGATGCTACTGATATGGGAACCTTTATGAAAATAAAATAATGTCCGATATGATACTACTAGGTCAGCAATACTGACGGATTATATATACAGGTGTCAGCGAACTAGTTGACACCTTTTTTTCACAAACAAAACCTTTTTAGGGAGACTACGATGGCAGCCAGATTTTTTGGTGCCCTAGTAGATATGTTCGGTCGTCATCGTATGACAGGTAACCGGCAAATCGATATCTGGGCAGAGACAGAATTTAAACACAACGCACAATGGGCTAAAAACTTTTATTACAGAACAGGGAGATTTCCAAGTGGCAAAGATGTTTGCTAAAGCAATGAATATTTTTGAACGTATCGGAACAGCAAGAGCGGCGCATCATCTAGCGACAATGGGTCGTTACGAAGAAGCAAGAAAACTCATGACGGAGTTTAAAAAAAATGATTATTAATTTCTTTAGAATACTTACAAATGATTACTTCAAGGATATTGAAAGAAGAAGAGAAGAGGCTTGGCTCGCTAGGTCTACTGATCTTGTTGACTTGGAACGCCGTCAGAGAGAACTCACTTACGGGTCGGGCAATTACAAGTTCTTTAATGAAAGGTGAGGATTGAACAATGTGGCCATACACAGATGAAGAAAATGACTTTTTGTCATAAAAAAAGAAAAGAGGTCTTGACACGGGCCTCTTTTTTTGATATAGTGATTCGTAAATCGGAGAGGGCATTAAGGTTGGTTGGCCCACGGTGAAAGTTCCATGATGATGGTGTGGGATTGAAGTTGTCCTCTCCGATACAATATTTTGGAGAAACCGATGCTTTGGTTTTTATTTGGTATATTAGCAGGCATTGCTGGATATAACTTCTGGCTTGCTACTTGTATGCTCTAGTTATGGCCTCGTAACTCAACTGGATAGAGTAACGGCCTTCTAAGCCGTAAGTTGCAAGTTCGAGTCTTGCCGAGGTCGCCAATAGAGGTATGGTGTAGTGGAAACACGACAGTCTCCAAAACTGTAAACTGAGGTTCGATTCCTTGTACCTCTGCCATTTTTATTAAGGAGTTTAGTATGGCAAATCATGTAACGAGTGGTATTGAAATCGTAGAAGGTAATGATGCGGTGAAAGAGTGGTTTGCATCTCTTTCAGAAAAACTTACCGTTCCAGCAGATGAGCGTGAAGGCTCTTTTGGTGGGGTGTATCGACCTGTATATGAAATGTTTGATGAATGGCCCGAATCAGAACATGATATGGACACCTATAGTTGGTTTCATGAAAACATCGGTCCTAAGTGGTGTCATGTATATGATGCTGATAGTGACAGACTTATGTTTGAATCTGCTTGGTCCTTTCCAGAAGCATTATTCTTGCGTATTCACCAAGAGGCTTGCAAGATCGATCCTCTAGTAATCATGTCAGCGCATTATGATGATGAGATGCCCAACTTCTTTGGTTCATGCGTGTATGCTGACGGTGAACTATACGATGAAGAATATTGGGATGAAAGCAACTATCATCATATCGAAGTAAAGTTCTGGTGGGATGAAGAAGAGGATGGTCCAGAACCAGATGACTTTGATTCTTCAGAAGCATATGAAAAAATGTGGGAAGTCATTCAAGACGACATTGATGGTATGGTTCAGGGTGTAAAGGAATATCGTGCAGAAATGGCAGAAGAAGATGCATCCGATTGAACTTACAGAAAGACGCATAGATAATGTTATGAAAATGATGAGCCACTTTGAAGAGGGTTCATGGGGATATAACTATTGGGGTAGTGTACTTGGCTATCTCTTGAGAAAACTAAATGGAGAAGTAAATGAGAGAACTACTGTTAGATGCAGTGATCAAACACGCTATCGGACACATTGAGAAGCATAAGGTAAACATTGAAGTTTATCTCAATCAGTCTGTTGGTATTGGTGAACACTCTGATATCATCGAAGCAATCGAAGTCGAACTTGAAGAGATTGCAAAATATGAAGATCAGTTGGATGTAGTCCGTAAGCACTTTGGTCGAGGCTAAAATGTCATATGTAGTCTATGGTCGACAAGACTGTAACTGGTGCTATCGTGCTAAGAAGTTCTTAGAGCAAAAGCAAGAAGATTTCAGGTACATCGATATTGACGATGATGCTAGAACAAAAGCATTTCTTGTTAGTAAAGGTTTTAAGACAGTGCCTCAGATTTATCTTGACAATGAGCATATTGGTGGTTATACTGAACTAGTTGCATATTTTGAAGAGGGCTCTTATGGAGACAACACCTAAAAATCAAATGATGATATATCCAATCACGGAAGGTGGATTGGATTTTCTTCATATTAAAAATATACCTGATAGTTTGCTTGATGATGTCAGAAAAGAATTTGAAGTTGCTAAAAACTTCATGTATTTTGATGATAAAAAAGGTGGCGCCGCTCACAATGATACTGGAGGGTACAAAAGAACTGGTGGTGCTATACTAGCACACGATATATTTCATCCTCACTTTGTTGAACACACTGCATCAGTACAGTATACAGTAAAGATGAGAAAAATCATTCTGAGCAATCTATGGCCAGTTCCACCCTTTAGTCACATAAACTATTTTAGATATCCAGAACAAGTTATTATAAACTATGCTGGATATCGTAATGGTGAAGAGTATAAAGCGCATTGGGACCTAGGAACTCTAACACTGATTACTTGGCTGAGTGATCACAATGAGTTTAGTGGTGGAGAGATTGTCTTTCCTGAGTTTGACAACTATACAATAAAACCAGAAAAGAATAGTGCTATTTTGTTTCCATCACACTATCAGCATGAAGTAAGAAAGGTTATAACAGACAGTGACGAACTTGTTCGTTATACATTTTCAGCTTTTTTTCATACATTAGACCCTAGAGAAGCGGTTAAGCAGAGACCAATTAAAAAGAGACCAACAAATGATGAATGTTGAAGGGTGGTTTTCAGCACCAGTGTTTTATGGAATACCTGATAATGTAGATATGTCCAAACTAGAAAGATTTTACAATTTTGCAAAAGAAGAAGACCCGTACGGCCGAAAGATTAGTAATGTTGGTGGTTGGCAATCTAGGGTCTATGAAAGACATGAAAACGAAGACTTTTTAGAATTTTCTAAAATAGTTGAAAAATATGCAGATTATTGTCTACAAGAATACTATGCTGTAAATATAGAAAAATATGGTACATATATGAAAGGCGGATGGTTTTCAACAAATGTAAATACTGATCATAATAGTATCCACATTCATGGAAATTGTTTTTTGTCTGGCACGTTTTATGTTAAAGTTCCTGAAAAAATAAGTGGGAATGAAGATTATGATAACCATGATGGTTGTATTACATTTCATAGAGACTTTGGAGAAAAGCATTTTATGGAAGCAATAGAAATAGAAAAAAACACTTCATGGAATATCACCACAGTATCATATAAACCCAAAAAGGGTCAGTTGATTATTTTTCCATCAATACTTCCTCATAGTGTTATGCCAAGTTTAACAAATGAAGAAAGAATTAGTTTGAGTTTTAATTTAGTAGTGGGGATTCGAGATACTAGGAGTGAACAATATGAATCTTACTGAAAAAGAAAATGCAAAAGCAGAAGAGTTTGAAGAGCAAATCAGACAGAAGCAGACTATTATGTCTGGACTTCATGCTGGTGTAGTGAAGGTTGAGTTTATAAAGAAAGATGGCACAAGTCGCACAATGGTTTGTACTCTAAATAAACAATATCTACCAGAACAGACAGATATTGAAGAGACAACTAAAACAAAGTCTTCAGAAGCGGTTGCTGTTTGGGATTTAGAGAAAGATGCATGGCGTTCCTTTAGATGGGACTCTGTGAAGTCATACACCACTGGAGTTAGTTATGAAACTTAACATTGTTGACAATAGAGAAGATAAGGATGAGTTCTCCATGGGTCCATCACTAGATGGAACCTACACCGAAGCAAAAGGTGGAACAGAACTGATGAACAAAGCACTGTACGAGCGAGTTGACAATGACTTGCTTGATCAGTTCTACATCATCAAATCAAGAGTTCGTTGGACTGATCCTAAGAAAAAAAATATCCTATGGCTACATGATACTTGGGATGATCCTGAGTCTCAACATCTGAAAGATGAAGAAAAGCGAAAGCGTTTTGCTAAACTTGTGTTTGTGTCAAACTATCAGTTGCAAACATACAATCTAGCACTTGGTGTACCATATGCTGAATCGTTTGTCTTGCGTAATGCGATTGATCCTATTCCATATAAAGATAAGCCAAAGGATCAGATTCGTCTGATTTATCATACGACACCGCATCGTGGACTTAACATTGCATACGCCGCTATTGAAGAACTTGCTAAGATACATGGTGATAAGATTCACTTTGATGTGTTCTCATCATTCCAAGCATATGGTTGGGAAGATGCGGATAAGCCATACTTAGAGTTGTTTGATAACATTCGTAATCATCCACAGATGACGTATCATGGTTTCCAAGAGAACTCTGTGGTTCGTGAAGCACTACAGCAAGCACACATCTATGCTTATCCTAACATCTGGCCTGAGACTTCTTGTATCAGTGTTATCGAAGCAATGTCTGCTGGCTGTCAGATTGTGTGTCCAAACTTTGCGGCGCTACCAGAAACCACAGGTCACTTTGCAACGATGTATCAGTTCTCTGAAGATATGGGTTTCCATGCTAATGTCTTTGCGAACATGCTACACGCCGCTATCGAAAATCACAACACAGAAGATATGCAGAGAAAGATGATGTTCCAAAAGAACTGGACTGATAACTTCTATAACTGGGATTTGCGAGCCGCTGAGTGGACAGGGTTCTTGCAGGGATTGTTGAAATCATGATCTATGATATCATAGATGATTTACTTCCAAAGGAGTTCAATGCCATCTGTGAAAACAAGTTGATGAACTCACACAGATGGCATTTTCCTCCAAACGAGATGGGAGATGATAATCCTCATGGTTGGGAAAATAATGGGTTGGTTATCAGATCATATCCATCACAAGATGATAATCTCTTTGAGATAAATGTTCTAGGTTCTGTCATACTAGAGACATGTATCGCAAAACACGCCGGCACATTTTCTAATATATGTCTAGAAAGACTTGTATGGAATAGATATGATAGAAAATCGGGTTGTTCATTTCATCAAGATTCTGGATCAGGAATCCAAAGCACTGACGTACTTATGAGCATGATATACAATCTAAATGACAATGATGGTCATAATATAATAGGTGAAGAAAAAATTCCTAGCAAAAATGGAAGATGTATTCTGTTTCAAAGCACAGACTGGCACAATGCAATGCCGCCGGTTGAGTATCCAACTAGACTTACATTAAACGCAGTATTCAGTTATTCTCATTATATCAAATAGGAGTAGATATGTATCCAGGCCACGACATGCGTGAAGGACACGAAGATTATATGAAACGCCGAATCAAAGAGATGGAAAAGACTACGATTCGGCGTTTAGCGACTTCTGACACACCAAACAGAAGTCCAGAAGCAGATTCTATCACGCAAATACTTGAAAGGATTGAGAAAAAAATCGACAAATTAATTGAAAAAGGGGGTTGACATCAATCCCTTTTCTGCTATGATGTAACAGTAACAAAGAGAGGTGATTCGCAATGTTGACTGCTTTGAAAATAATGATTGGTACTGTCGGTTTTACGATGGTTGTCGCACTTCCTATTTTGCTTGTTTGGTAAGGAGTAAGAGATGAAAAAGTTTGTTATTACAGCCCATATGAAAAATGGTGATGCTTGGGAAACTACACGCCATACCAAAGAAGGTTTGGACAGTGTTATTTCAGACATTCTTAAAGATGATGCTGTAGCACGTTTTACGGTTGAGGAAAAAAATGCTTAGAGATAATCTAACGCCTGCTGAAATGCTTGAAAAAGAGTTCATGGATTGGATTTGGTCGCAAGAGACAATCAAAGGTAAAAAGGTTGTGAATCGTCATCTTGGTTTTGGTTCTTGGCCAGACATAAAACTCACACTGGAGGGTGGTTCTTTTGTGAGTGCTAAGAAACTCTTCAATGAAATTCTGGAAGAGATGGCTGGAGAAAATGAAGCAACGAGGATTATGGAAAATGGACAAAAACCGTTTTAACTGGAGAGCAATCTGCATTGGTGACTTTGTTCGCTTGAGGGGTAAAACTCGTCATGGTAAGAATCGTATCAATCAACATGGCGATGTATGGGAAGTTGTCGATGAACAACTGACAAAGATTCTCTTGCAGTCTCTTCAGAACACGTTCAAAGACACACCCAATCGTGTCGCAGAAAAAGACTGGAGATGGATTTCTTCAGTTGATGACAAAAACTTTGAAATCGTTGAGCATCTTAAAGGAGAAGCCGCATGAATAAAAAGGCTATCAAAAAGCAACTCATGAAAGAACTTGCACCAAAGCGCACTAAAGTAAAGCGCAGACGCAAGCCTATGACTGAGGAGCAGAAGAAAGCGGCGGCTGAACGCCTTGCTAAGGCTCGTGAGAAGCGTCAGAAGACAAATCCACCGAAGTATGCAAACATTCATCCTAGTGTGCTTGCAAAAGATGATGAGGATACGTTCTCACGAAAGAATGTGACTGCTTGGATCAAACATCAGAAAGAACTGCTGTCAGAGTATCGAAGACAGGAACGAATGAAGATGAAGGGTGCGCCTATGAAGGTTGCTGATTGTGTTGCATACATTCGACACTGTGAGTGGTATCTCAAGAATGGTGATTGGATCGATGGTTACTATGGTAAAGATGCGGATAAGAAAATCAAAATGCGAACTGTTGTGCCATCTGAAACAACTAAATACTCTGAGTAGTAAGGAGTTTTGAATGAATGTAATCAAGTTTCCTAAGACTAATCCTCGTATATCCGCCGAAGCATCTCTGAGTGAAGTGCAAGAGAAAATCGAAAAGGCAAAGCAGAAGTATGTCAATGCTCTTGTCGATCATCACTCAAGTCAACTATTAGCAAACATCATGCTGTCTGGTATTGAAGTCGAAACAGATGACTTTATGAAGGACTTTGCTTTCACTGTCGAAACACTTAGATCATCGATGTATCGAAGCATGGGTATTGAACATCCACTACAAGAACAAATCGATGAAGCGGTGTCTTTAGTAGAGAAAGAAGAAGACGAAGACTTCAGCGATGAGGCTCTTATGCAGTGGGATGACGATGACGATGAGTAACACTTACACTCAACGTCAATGGGATAGAGAAGTGGGGTATGGTGTGGTGCCTAAGGAGTATAGAATGTCAAGTGAGGATTTATTGATTGAACGTATTTTGACAAATGAGTTGTTGCGAATGGAATCATTACAGAAAGGTCTGTATACTGATCAGGATGTGGTTGTTCGCAACTGGATGGAAAAACGCATAAAAGACTTGACAAAAGGTTCAGAATAGTTTATATATAATATAGGATGAAAAACGTGAGTAAGGATTATGATACTCTTGGACTTGAATCAGGTGATGATTTCAAACCTGATGATGCAGATTGGAAACAATCGTAATAATGAAATCGATGAAGACCTTGTACGACACATGGTGCTAAACAGCATCAGATTGTACAAAGGCAAGTTTGGTAAGAAGTTTGGTGAACTCGTCATCTGTTGTGACGACAAGAACTACTGGCGCAAACAAATATTTCCCTATTATAAAGCACACAGAAAAAGTGACAGAGAGAAGTCACCATTAGATTGGAACAAAATCTTTACAGTTCTGAACACCATTCGTGATGAACTGAAAGAGTCTTTTCCATGGCGTGTACTACAAGTAGAAACCGCAGAGGCCGATGATATCATTGGTACTCTGTGTCATCGTTTTGGTAAAATACTCAAGGCAGATGATGATGAACCTATTTTAATTTTGTCTGGTGACAAAGACTTTGGACAGTTACAGAAATACTCAAATGTCGAACAGTTCTCACCGATAACAAAGAAGTGGATTCGGATTAACAATCCAGAAGCATTCTTGCGTGAACATATTATGAAAGGTGATAGAGGAGATGGTATTCCTAACTTTCTGTCTGGTGACAACTGTATTGTCGTTGGTCAGCGTCAGAAGCCACTTATGTCGAAGAAACTCGACACTTGGATTAGTCTTGATCCAGTAGACTTTTGTAATGAAGTTATGCTAAGAAACTACAAGCGTAACGAGGCTCTAGTAAATCTTGATATGATTCCTGATGAGATTCAATCACAGATAAATAATCAGTACGATGAATATCAGATACCTGATAGAAAAGGTCTACTGAACTATTTTATCAAAAAGCGATTGAAAAACCTTATGGAACATATTGGAGAGTTTTAATGAGACAGACCTTCTACGAGATTTTTACAGAAGTAGAGAAATGTAAAACCAAGAAAGAAAAGATTGCTAAGTTGCGTGAACATAGTGGCGCACCAATGAAGCAAGTTCTTGGTTGGACTTACGATCCAAACGTAAAGTGGTTACTACCAGAAGGTGATCCGCCTTACAAGCCTCTTGCAACAGGTATTGAAGCAGAAGGCAGACTTGTATCAGAGTTGAGAAGATTATATTTGTTTATCGATGGTTCTACAGATACACAAAAGAATTTAAAACAGGTTCGCAGGGAACAACTATTCATTGAGTTGTTGGAATCTGTTGATCCAGGCGATGCTAAAGTACTACTTGGTATGAAAGATGGTAAGTTGCCGTTCAAGGGTATTACCAAGAAACTAGTAGCAGAAGCATTTCCTAATCTTGCTAAGAACTGGTGAAAGGACGATAGGTCGCTACTATGGCTAAAAGTAAAAGGTCTTCCCAAACAGAAGACGAAAGAGATTTCAAGCGGATTAAAGAACAGCGTAAGCCGATTAAAAACTTTAAGACGCACTTGAACGATCTAGCACAAGCATACTTAGATGATGAAGAGTTTGATGATGAAAACAGCATTTATCATAGGGAACGGCGTTAGTCGAAAACCTATTGACTTAAACACTCTTGTTGGTAAAGGAACCATTTTTGGTTGCAATGCTCTTTACCGTGAGTTCAACAAATACGACTATCTGGTCTCAATCGATAAATCTTTTCAAACTATCATTGAAGCCAATGATGAAGTGTTTGGTACAGATGATCGAATCATCTTTCCACCAGACAATGAGTGTTGGGAAGATGCTGAGTACAGTCCGAATCGAAGACGCAGTAATGCTGGTATGAATGCAATGCTTGAAGCGATTCGCAGAGGCCATGATAAACTGTACTGCTTGGGTTTTGATTTTTTATTGAAAGACAATGAGTTATCTGAAGATAATCTGTTTAAGAATCAGGCAGGATATGGACCCGAAACTCATGCGAATCACCAAGATAATGTTCATCGAATCGCATATTTAGAGTGGTTTATGCGTAAACACCACAAAACAAAGTTTACTTTTGTTCTACCAGATAATGAACAATTTCAAACACTTACTGCCCCAAATGTGACAGGCATATTTATTTCAAAATTTATTGAAAAAAAGTGTTGACATATATCTCTCCAGTTGCTATAAAGTATATGTAAGTTAGTTAGTGATTCGCAAAGAGAGAGAGACATGACAAAAGAAACGATTTTCCTTGACGCTCAAAACGGTGCTGTTGCTGTCTACAAAGGTGTAGCAAATCTTGTCGGTCTTGCTAAGAACGGTAAGACACTCAAGTACATCTTTGACACTTACAACATTGACTACATGAATGACACTGTGTTCTTTCAGAGTAGCATGGACTTTGCTGATGAAAACGGCTTTGCTACCGCTGACGGTGCTGTACAGATTGTCAATGAAATGATCAACGAACTGGAGACTGTATAATGACTGCATTTGCTGTGAAAACTTCTGTTCTCGAAAACTATGCGGCTCATGATGATGATTGGGATGGTGTGACTACTCGCTGGAAAGCAAAGCCTGGCTCTACTTACATTGTTGAGACTGCTTGTATGCCAGATGTTCGTGAGGTTATGTCTCTCATCTGTGAAGAGAACAATGCTCTGATTGAGCGTATTGAGTCGATTGATATGGTAGAAGATTCTAATCATGAATCTGAGTTTGTCAAATCACAGAAAGAGTATGATCCTGATGGCTGGGATACTCTCTATCTTGATCCTGTCATTCGCCGTGGTAAGAATGCTCATTGGTTCATGAAGCGTGGTTACATTGCTGGAACTCGCTTGAAGCATGAAGAAAAATATGCTCATCTCGCAGGCAAGTTCGTAGGTTGGGTTGACAATCTGAATACTGGCAAGTGTGTCGTCAAGATTGAGGGCGACACTAGGGAGACATTATAATGAATGGTGATATTGGTTTAGCATGGGAGTTGTTACAGCCCTTGATAATCATGAGTGTAACAATCGGTGTGGTGCTTGCAGTTCTGTTTGGTTTTATCAGAATTGGTTTCAAGTTAGCACCATGGATTGTGGTAGCGGCACTAGCAGTTTGGTTTTTTGGAGGCGTCTAATGGGATACAAAGCAAAAGTTTCTTGGGATGAGTTGAAAACAGAAGGCGTTCTGAAAGGACTCTATGTTCCCAAATCAATCAAGTGTGTCTCTTTGAAAGAGGCTTTTACACTTGCTTCAGAGTTGAAGAAAGAAAACGCACAGAGCATTAAGATTGAGAGGTACAAAAATGCTGTTTAAATCATATATCGATTTCGATCCAGTTTGCGATTATCAAGGCTTCACCCTTGGTCGTTTTAGTCATGATGATTCTGATGGATTTGAAAAGTATGATTACGATGTCTATCAGATTGCAGAGCATATCACCTATGATGATGGTCCTGAGATAGAGACATACTTTCATATCAAATCGTTGGATATCAGTCCATACGAAAAATCTGTTGAAACGATTAAAAAAGTCTTTAAAGAGTATATCGATGATTTTCTTAAACTAAATCACGGATTGGAAAAATCTCTATGATAGAAATAGGACTTCTTTTGTTTATAGCATTGTGTTCATACGCATCCTATAAGCATGGTTTCAATGATGGTGTCCTCACTGGAGTTGATGGCACCATAAAGCATTTTGCAAGACACGGTCTTTTTTTGAATGATGAAATGAAAAAAGCCCTTGACAAACTAGAGGAATAGTGCTACTAATAGAAGTAAAAAGAAGGAGTAATTCGTTATGGGAAAAGTAAGTGATCTAATGATCGAAGCGCAAGAGTTTGTTCTAGGATATATGGATAATGAAGGTGCTTTGTTTATAACAGAGCCTGAACTATATACTCTAGCACATCAGTATCATGGAATCTTCTTTGCTGATTGTGTAAAGCAAGCATATAAGGATATGATGGAAGGTTGGTAATATGGAAGGTGTTGGTGAAGGGCCCTTTAAACAGGGTTTACAATCTGACAAGACTGGTATTCAACGAGAGACTTATTCTCGTATCATTGAACGTGATGGCATGATGTTTGAAGAACGCTGGACACGACAGTGGTTTGGTGATGGAAACTATGTTGATCATTTCACTTCAATGCCTATTAGTAGGACTTGTTGGTAATGAATATTTTCTATCTACATGAAGAAGCAAAGACTTGTGCAATGATGCACAATGATAAGCACTGCGTAAAGATGATTGTTGAGTATGCTCAACTACTGTCAACAGCACATCGTGTTCTTGATGGTGAAGAGTACTATGACAAGACTGCAAACGGTAGACGTATCAAACGCTGGCGTATGAGCAATGCTATCATGGAAAAGGGTTTGATGAAAGCCTCTCATGTCAATCACCCATCAAACCAGTGGTTGCGTAAATCAAAAGCAAACTATGAATGGTTGTTTGAGATGTGGTGTCATCTACTTGATGAGTATTCTCATCGGTATGGTAAGATTCACAAATGTATTGAGCGGTATGAGTATCTCAAAAATCCACCAAAGAATATTCCAGTGAAGTCTTTTGAGTTCTCTTACGAAGACTTAGCAATGTATGACGATGTGAAGTCAAATGATCCTGTAAAAGCGTATCGTGATTATTACAATAAATACAAAACACATTTTGCGGTGTGGACAAAGCGTCACATTCCAGAATGGTGGAATCCTGTTTCCGTATAAATACTCGTGAACAGTCAGGAGATATTATGCCTACTTATGATTTTATGAATCGTGATACTGGTGAGCAATTCACCGAAATAATGAGTAATAGTGAACGAGTGAAGTTTCTGACTGAGAACCCTCACATTCAACAACTTATTACCCAAATGAACATGATTTCTGGTATACCTAAAAATGACGATGGATGGAAAGAAAATCTATCTCGTATAGCAGAAGCACATCCAACTTCAACTCTAGCAGAACGACACGGTAAACGCTCCTCTAAAGAAGCGAAGATATCTGGTATTCTGGAGAAGCATGGTGTGAGAAAGGGTAAATATTCAATGGACCTATAAAGGAGCGCCCATGCCTGACAGTCTCTCACTCGACTACGAAGATAACATTTATCCCATTTCAAAAAGACAGAGAAGACGACTACAAAGAAAGAAACAGCAAAACGGTTTACGATTACAAGATATCGAACCTATTACTGATACACAAGAAAAGGTATTTGACTCATATCTAAGCGGTCAAAACATCATGTGTCACGGTGTTGCTGGTACAGGCAAAACATTCATATCATCCTATCTAGCGATTAGAGACATCATAGATAAGTATGATGATAAAGAAACACTACAGATTGTTCGTAGTGTTGTTCCTACAAGAGACATGGGATTTCTGCCCGGCTCTCAAAAAGAAAAAACAAAGGTTTATGAAGCACCTTACTATGCAATATTCAGTGAACTGTTTGGTAGAGGTGATGCATACGAAGTACTGAAAGCAAGAGGTCAAGTCCAGTTTACAACAACTTCTTTTGTAAGAGGCTTGACATTTAACGACAGTATTGTTATAGTAGATGAATGTCAGAACATGACATATCATGAGTTAGATTCAGTTATTACCAGACTGGGTGATAACTGTCGTGTTATATTTTGTGGAGATTTTAGACAGTCAGATTTCAAATGGGCTGATGAGCGCAAGGGAATCATGGACTTCATGAAGATTATAAATAGCATGAAATCATTCGACTTTGTGGAGTTCCACAAGGAAGATATTGTTCGTAGTGAACTGGTTAAAGAGTACATAATAAATAAATTAGAGTTAGGACTACTTTGAAATGGAGAATAGATAATGAGTTTTGGACCGCATATTGATCATTATATTGGGGTTTATGACAACGTATTTTCTGAACAGGAATGTAAATCGATAATTGAAAAGTTTGAGCATATTAATGGTGTTAGTGGTTATATAAACAATCCACAACATGATTATGCTAAACAAAGTGGTGACACTCAGTTTAATGAGGGTAAACTAGGTAGAAGTGATACTTCTCTATTTTTTGAAGAAGTGTCACAACAATATTCAAAGTGGATTCACGAGGGAATCGTGAAGTGTGTTGATGAATACAAGAAGACTTACTTGGGTCTAGATGGATTACCTCTTGTATCAACAACATGTAAAATTCAAAGAACTGGATATGCTGGTGGTTATCATGTATGGCACTCTGAACATGGTGGCGATGAAACCTCTATGAGAAGAGTTCTAGTTTGGATGCTGTACTTAACAACACATGAAGAGAGTGGTGAAACTGAGTTTCTTCAACAGGGTATTAGAATTAAACCTCAGGCTGGAAGAGTTGTAATCTGGCCAGCATCGTTTACTCATCCTCATCGTGGAAATCCAGTGTATGATCACCATAAATATATTGCTACTGGTTGGTTTAATCATTACTACAATATAAATAGAGTTGATGCACAAACCCCAACAAGTCCATAACTGTGGATTCGGGGAGATAGCCAAGGAGTAATTAATGGCACAATATGCAGTTTTAGATGACAACAACAAAGTCATAAACATCGTGGAGTCGGATGCTGACAATGCGGAAGAGTCTTGGATTCTTTTGGACTATTCTGAACAAGAAGCCATAAGAGATGCGGCTACGACTCTTGAAGAAGCGGCTAATGCACATTTTGAAGTTGCAACTATTGGGTCTACATACAATCCTGATGATGAAACGTGGTCAGCACCAGTTGCTACCGCTGATGAAAATAAACTACAAGCGCAAATATCATTAGTTAGTACTGATTGGACACAACTTCCTGATTGCGGATTGACTGATGCATGTGTCGCTTTGTTTGCAACATATAGAGCATCTCTAAGAACGATCAGACAAAGTGACGTTGATGAAAACGTAACTTGGCCGGAAAAACCAGCAGAGGAGTGGGCATAAAATGGCTTACATTATAGGAAACACAACTGTTATTACAAATAATGCGGCACTAGGTTCTGTCAGTGGTAACAGTCTTAATCTTGCGAACAATAACAACATTCCAGCAGGCGGTGCTACAATCAATCGCTTTACAAGTACAACCAACACATCAGTCGCAGGCTCAACAAATGGTTTTGTTATAGCACAAGCCGGCGGCGGCGGTGGCGGCTGGAATCAAAACTCGTATGGTGAGGGACCCGGCGGAAGTGGCTGGGGAGCGGCTGGTGCTGGTGGTATTGCTGTTGGTGATGTTTCTGGTGGGGGTAACGCTACTTTCACAGTCGGTGCTGGCGGACAGAGAGCAAACTCTCGAAATGCTAGAGGCCAGTCTGGTGGAGCATCAAACTTCTCATACAACTTCAACATGCAATGTAATGGTGGAGGTGGTGGAGCGGCGGGTCAGAACGTCTATGGACCTGGTAGTCCACCATCTGGCGCTGGTTTTGGTGGTACAAGAATGGAAACAACTAGTGGAAATTCTGGCCAAGCAAATGCTCAGAACTCAAACATTTTTGATGGTTTTGGGAGAGGTGGTCGAGATGGTGGTATCCAAACGCAACCTCAGGCCGGTCAAGCAGGCATTATGTTTATGGTAGGATAATGTTCAAAAATTTGATAAAGGCTCCTAGAGTCATAAAGTATGATGATAGAGATGGTGAAAGAACTGGTTATAATAAAAACTTTGGAATGTTTCAAGAAGAAATTATTCCAAGAGTTTTGCCTACCTTTCGCTGGTTAAGAGGTATTATTGATATCCATAACACCGCAGGTCTTTTTGATAATGCAGAAGATGATCCATATAGAAATGGCGTTGACTACCATGCAACATGGGAAGACGCCTTTCTCTTCCAAGGATATGAGAACGGAGAAAAATCATTTCTGACAGCACTCGTTTGTCAGAACATCGATGCTCATGGCTTCATCACCACAACAACAAATCATTGGCCTGAAAAGAAGAATCCAAAACTAGGAAAGAATGAAGTAATCGTTAGATTGCAGTTCAAAGGACAAGAATGCATTCCAAGTCTTGACATTCAGGGAAATCCTGTTATAATAGGTAAAACTCATCCTAGACTGTATTTACCTAGAGAAGTGCAAAAACTGTTAGATAATGTCTTTGGATATGATTTAGATTGATAACAAAGCAGATATATTATGAAAATTCTTTTGACTACGCCGAACGAGATAATGAAGGAACGTCTTCATGAGTTCTTTGATCCAGCCTTAAAAAATCTTCCAGATTGGTACAAAAATCTTTCAGACAAGAAGTTATCAACAGTAAACAAATGTCCAGCATTCATATGGACGTTTAAGACTAGTTATTTGATCAGAACACCATGTGATATTATGATTAAAAAAACTGGTGATCAGATTTTATTTGAACCTTTAAATCGTGCTGTAATGAAAATAGATTTTCATGATATTGAATATCAAATGAGTAAGGAACAATATGGTGATTACTTTGCAGTAAAAGTTGAATATAGAATGTCTATTAAAACTTCAGAACCAGTTAAGGCGTTATTCTTATCACCATTTCAGATGTATCCAGAGAACAATAAACTTTTTACATCTGCTTCTGGTGTTATACCTTATGTTCACAAAAATACACCACTAAACATATTTCTATTCTTTCATAAGCAAACTATTATTGATCTTCTTCAAAAGTATGATAATGAGTTTGTTATATACAAAGGTACACCAATAGCACTGTTGTACTTTCCAACCGAAACTTTACCAAAAATAGAAGTGAAGATCGGAGATCACGGTGAAAATATGCTTCATGAAGAGCATCTTACATTAAAGGAGCCTAGCATAAAACATTTATCTAGATACTTTGATAAATGGAAAGAAAGAAATGTATTAGGAAAACTGATTTGGAGATATTTACTATGGCGCAGATAAATGCACTTTTTCCTACACCACTGTATACAGAACAACTTGAAGTTAGACAAGATGAGGTAGATTTCATCGATGGACTTGAGTACAATGATGATGGTAGAATTACTAAGAACGCCTACATTTTGAATCTACCTGAACTAAAGACATTGAGAGATGAGATAGATTCACACGTTAAAAACTTCTTTTTTGAGATATATAAACCAAGGACTGAAGTAGATATTTACATAACACAGTCTTGGGGATCAAAGTGTAAGGTTGGTTCTGGACATCACACACATTCTCATTCAAATAGTATCTTTAGTGGAGTGTATTATCCATGCGCTGATGCTGAAGTAGATGAGATTGGATTTGCTAGAAATCGGCATGTACCATGGAAAGTATATAGTGATGAGTATACTATTTGGAATAGTGAAACATGGTCATTTCCTGTTGGTACAGGAACACTGATTATCTTTCCTAGTCATCTTTATCACTACGTTAATCATGTTAGTCCAAGTGTAAACAGAGATGTTAGAATGAGTCTAGCATTCAATACCTTCCTAAAGGGTAGAATTGGTGATTATGAAGGACTAGTAGAGTTGGATTTGTGATGTTCAATCATATGAACGTAGAAATACCAGAAATCAAAACAGAGACAATCAACGGTGGGCGTTATTATGTAACGCCTACTGGAGAAAAATATCCATCTATTACAACAGTTCTGTCAATACTCTCCAAGAAAGCAATCATGGAGTGGCGTAAACGTGTAGGCGCAGAAGAAGCAAATAAAATCTCCACACAAGCGGCTCGTAGAGGCACCAATGTTCATCAGATGTGTGAGGATTATCTTAACAATAAAACTTACATAACAGAGAAAACAATGCCAGTTGACAAAGAAATGTTTGCAACTTTGAAGCCGATTTTAGATGAACGCATAAATAATATACATACTCAAGAGGCGACACTTTATTCTGATTATCTTGGTGTTGCTGGAAGAGTTGACTGTATCGCAGAGTTTGATGGTCGACTGTCTGTAATAGACTTCAAAACCTCTCGCAAACTAAAGAAGAAAGAGTGGATTTCAAATTACTTTCAACAAGCATCTGCGTATTGTGTAATGTACGAAGAACGTACAGGAATACCTATAGACCAGATTGTCATTCTCATAGCAGTAGATGACGAACAACCACAGGTATTCATAGAAAAAAGAGACAATCACATACATGACTGTATAGAAACGATTGCTCTTTATAAGGAACAATACAATGAAAAAACTACTAATCGCAATGGGGGTGCTTCTTAGTTTTACAGTTACAGCGAATGCTAAACCAGAATGGCAAAGCAAGCCTGTTCAGTGTTCAGAAATACAAGAAATCTATCAAGCATATGTTTATAAACACAAACTCAAGCCACTCTTTATTGGTGTAACAACAGCCGCAACTCACGATATGAAAAAGATTGCAGTTCCTATCATCTTCTATATGAATGATGTAGGACAGTGGTTGATGCTGGAAGTTGGCGATGACAAATGGACTTGTGTAATAGGTCTTGGTGATGGATTTGATTCTTCAATAACAGAAGAAGTTCTCAATGAAATACTTTTGGGTGCAAAAGGTACTTGACAACAGAAGTCTTTTATAGTATAAATAAAGATGTTCGATGAAGCGATTCGGACGCTGGACAGGACCCGGGGGCGGTACCCGGCGCCTCCACCATAAGCACTTGATGATGAGATTAAGGTAGTCAGGTGTTTTTCAAGTTCTTATGTGGGGGCGAAATAGGATCGACTGACAGTTAGTAGGAAAGTGGAGAACAGGTGTGGAAACAACCTTAATCGTAACAACACTTCAAACGCAAACGATAACTTTGCACCTGAGATGCGCCTAGCGGCATAATCTCTGGGCTGGCCACTTGCCTCGAAACAGAAAAGTGGTAACAAATAAAAAAAAGAAGGAATAAACAAATGAAAACCATTCTAACTACAGCCGCTTTTGCTGTAGCACTATCGACTACTGCTTATGCTGAAGGTAGCATGATGCCGTCAATGCCACAGATGCCAGAAATCACATGGCCAGAGGTAGAAGTCTCTGTTGGCGCTGAGAGAGAACTAGAAGCAGAAGTAAATACATTGTACTCACAAGTTGGTATTGGTGCTATTACACTCGGCACAACAATGAAAGACACCGCTAAAGATACTGGTGCTTTTGAGATTAACAAATATGAGTTTGATGTGGAACAGCCACTAGGTCCTTTTGTTTCACTCTATGTAAAGAATGATTTCACTGATGAACTAAAGCATTCAGAAACTGTTGTTGGTGGCAAAGTCACCTTCTAAATAGTGATAGGTTGGTCGCTCAATAGACCCGCACAGGCCAACGGTTAGTCTGTCACAACAAAGGAGATCGTGGATATTCTCATCTAACCGTTCCAATGGAGTTTAGCGTAGGAGTTACTCTCTAAGAGCCTATTGTAGAGATTATTCACAACCGCATCCAGTCCATATAATCTGGCTCTGCTTATTAGTAAACAATGACTAGGGTGTGTCGTAATAGTGACATATACCCTAGTCATTTTTTTTACTGTGTCAAAATCTTGACTCGACATAAATAATAGAAAGAATATATAGTGTGTATCAACGAATCACACAGAGAGAAAAATCATGATGAATAGAATATTTTTTGCCTTGAGTATGATTGTAGTTAGCATGAACCTTGCATATGCACAGACAGTTGTGACTGAATCGACTAGCAATAGTACTATCAGAACAGATGGAGAGATGACTACGACTGTGAAATCACCACCGCCTTCTGCTATCTCACCACAGTTTAGTAGTGGCAACAATAGCGACTTGTGTACAGTTGGTGTTGCTGGTGCTGTACAGACACAGATTCTAGGTATCTCAGCAGGCACCACATTCACAGAAGAGAACTGTGTAAGATTGAAGAAAGCAAAGACGCTTTATGATATGGGCATGAAAGTAGCCGCTGTATCTGTTATGTGTCAAGACAAGGGTGTATTTGATGCAATGATGATGGCAGGAACACCATGTCCTTATAATGGTATGATTGGTGAAGCGGCTAAGATTGGCTGGGAATCGCATGTAGATGATGACAAACACGAACTGAGTGGTAAAGACGAGGGATTAAATGTTGAGAAATCTACTACTTACGGTGGTCTTGGTTTGCTTACCTTCTTACTCTTACTCTGAGAGTATCACTCCCTACTTCGGTACGACAGGTAATGCCGCTTCTGTTGGAAATACATGGAGCATGGACAATGTTTTACCAACACCGCCTGGTCTTGATATAAATGGTGTGTTCTACAAATACACACCACAGAAAGAGACAGAAGCGGATATGAAAGTTCACATTGGTAATGAAAATGCTAATGGTGTTGGATATCTTTGGAGAGAAACAGACGACTGGTCAGGCGCACAAGGTGGCATTGAGATAAGAAAAGTTATAGGCATTGCAAATGTTCCTAGAGAGTTATGGGGTGATGGTTCTATAGAAGTAGAAGGTGAAGGAACAGTAGAAGATGCTACAGTAATCTATAGTTATAAAGTTGATCCTTGTTATGATCCACAGTTTAGTCCAAGTTGTCCTGGCTATCAGTTGCAACTACCAGATACTGAAACTGTCGATATAGATTTGTATGATGCAACTGCTGATGATGCTGTCACCATTGCAACCGCAGAAACAGATAGTGACATATATGAAGATGAAGAAGAATCAGAACAGGATGAAGAAAGTGAAGAAGAGAAAGAGATGCGATTAGAAAAAGCGTTAGCGGCGGTTGATGAGTTAGCACTTTTCAATGATGCATTTGCTCAAAATCTTTTACTTGATGCAATGAATAATGCAATACAAATGAATGCTTACTATGCGGCTCAACTAAGAGGCGGCGAATACAAAGAGACTGTCGCTCTAGTTGACAAAGAACTACCCGAAAATAAAAAGGGTCTAAGAAACGGTTTAGCACAACAAATACTGCATGAAGAAATGATATCTATGCAGTATAACAAATAGGAGAAACCTATGCTCAAAAAAGCAATAACAATCTTTGCTATGAGTTTATTTTCGCTATCAGCATATGCTGTGGATGTTCCGATTGAAGGAACAGTACAGTCTCGTTGCGTAATCACAACTGACACGCCTGGTGTGTATGGAAACCCAAATGCATACACACTGACAACTACACCAGCAGACGGCGGTGTAAAGCCTATTGTTCGTTTTGATGTTACTCTTGCTGATGCATACTATGCACAGATTACTACACCAACATCATTCGATACAAGTCCATCTCTAGGTGACACAGTGACTTGGACAGGATCAACGTCTGTCAGTGCAGTAAGTGATGCAACAAACATGGCAGATTATGAAACCAACAAAGTAACATTCGGTCAGACAACTCAATATGATTTGACTGCAACTGGTTCTACTTGGTTTACATCTTCGTCTACTGCTACATATGGTGGAAGTAAAGCATTCCCCGGCGGAACATATACTGCAACTGTTGAGGCTGTGTGTATCGCTCAGTAAAAGCAATGAATAAATATATTACTATATTATTGTTATGTTTGTTTTCGTCTGTCTCATATGCACATGAGATGACGCCGACATATCCTGAGTTGAGACAATCTTATTTGGATGACTTGATGGTCACTGAAATGGAGTTGTTCAACTTCAGGAATGATGTGGAATATTATGAGATTGCTGTATTCGATAAAGATATGAAACCCATACCCTTTGTATCCAGTTACAAAGTATTTAAGTTAGAGTATTTGTCTCGTATTAAGTTTGAAGTTTACATCAGAGAAAGTGATAGATATAGAGTAGAGTATATTTGCTCTAGGTCTAAAGCAAGGCCAAATATTTTAGAAGAGCGGCCTACAATATCATCGATGATTTGTTCTAAAGTTAAACGAGAGTAGATTCATGAAAAAGATTATGTATATTATAATGATACTGTTTTCGGCGAATGCTTATGCTGAAAGTAGTTCTTTGAATCTACAGTTGCCCAACAGTCAACAGAACTTTGCAAATGATAAGTTTAGAGCGGGCGACTTAGATTGTTCTAATGCGATTGGTGGTGCTACAAACTTTGAGTTTGGTGTTACTGGAATCATTGATAATCATGTAGGAATCTTAGGTGAGAAAGACCCGAATGTAAATGGCTCTACTAAAGATATTGGTGTGTATGCAAGAGTTATCATACCACTAGACAAGCCAAGAGAGAGAATCAACTGCAATACGCTATATCAACTTGAACTAAAGAAAAAAAGACTAGAAGTTTTAAAACTTGAACAAGAACTAGCAAGACTAAAAGCATTGCAAGACGAGGAATAAAATGGACAAGGACTTAGGTCAAGAACTTGAGAACATGGAAGAAGGTATTGAGAATCTAAAGAACAAAGAGTTCCGTATTCTTGGTATCAAAGTGTCATTTATGAGCGTAAGTGCGCTCCTTGCTGTTCTAGGCTCTGTTATTGGTGCTTTATATGCTGGTTTTCTCATGTATCAAAAGGTTGAGCAAGCAATCGAGTTCGTAGATCAACAGCAAGAGTATGAAGAAAAGATTGCTGGATTTGAACAGAGAATGGAAGTCATTGAGACAAAACTAGAAGAAGCAGTTGACTACACAAGAGACATTAAATCTGGTTTGCGTGATGACATTCTTGGTATTGAAAAACAAGTCGATAGAATGGAAGACAAACTCAGAGAATCAGAAGCAGAGACTCGTGCAATCATTCAGAGTGCTGAAGAGCGTTTTGAAAATAAAAGAGATGCGCTACAGAACGACTATGATGAGAAAGCAAACCGTCTATCAGAGACAAGCACTTCTCGCATGGATGAGTTGAACGAAAAGGTTGACAGAAACATCGATGAGATGGAAAATAAGATTGAGCGTGAGATGTCAGACCTTGAAAATAGACTTACCACCAAACTTCAAAGAGCGTTAGACAATCCTCTAGCGAACTAATACTATAAATAGACGAGTTATATTATTTACTCTGTGATTATATTATATTGAATAGTATTATCATAGGGGAAAGATATGATAGACCCGATTTCGGCTGCCGCCGCCGCATCAAGCGCATTTGCCGCCGTGAAAAAAGGATTTGAAATCGGTAGAGATATTGAATCCATGGTCGGCGACCTCAGTAGATGGATGTCTGCAATATCCGATATCTCAGAGGCTGAGAAGCAAGCCCAAAATCCACCAATCTTCAAAAAACTCATGTTCTCTGGCTCTGTAGAGGAAGAGGCTGTTGCTCTGTTCGCCGCTAAGAAGAAGGCTGAACAGCAAAGAGAAGACCTTAAAGTTTTCATACAATATTCTATGGGTCAGTCTGCTTGGGATGAGTTGATCAAGATGGAGGGTCAGATTAGAAAAGACCGTCAAGAGACAATCTATAAACAGGCGCAACGTAGGCGAAAGTTTATGGAGATTCTTGGTATCATTCTTGGTCTTGGATTATTCATTCTTGCAGTCCTTCTTTTAGTATGGTTCGTATACGCCGCTAAAAATGGACTTCTTTAATGGAACTCATTCATGTATTTCTTCTAATGATGTACCTTGGCACAGGTGACGATAGACGCTTGATGTCACAAGATATGTACTTCTATAACATTGATGATTGCAACTACTTTGCAAATCGTCTGGTAAAAAGATATGGCAACTATGGTGTCATAGAGTGGATGGACCCAAAAGACAGAGCAACTGCTTACTGTGTTCCCAAGACAGTTTCTAAAGATATCGTAGGAAAAAAGATAACTGTGTATTGACAAACACATTGCTTTTGTGTATATTAACAGCATGAGAAAGTTACTTATCGCACTAAGCGTTCTGTTGTCTTTTCCAGCACATGCGGATGAGGCAACTTGTCTTGCTGATAACATTTATTGGGAAGCACGAAATCAGACGAGAGTGGCACATCTTGCTATTGCTCATGTCGTAATGAATCGTGTAAAGGATAGTCGATTTCCAAACACTGTATGTGAAGTTGTCTATGAGGGTCCTACAAGACGCAGTTGGAAAAATCCTCTTGCGTCATTTCCAGTAAAGCATCGTTGTCAGTTCTCTTGGTATTGTGATGGAAAGTCTGATGAGATACCAGAACAAGACGCTAAAGTGTATGATGATATCATGTGGCTTGCAAGAGCATTTCTTGTTAAGTATGATTACATGATTGACTACACAGACGGTGCTACACATTATCATGCTTATTATGTAACACCAGCATGGGCGCAGACAAAAACACGAACTGCACGAATTGAAGATCATATTTTCTATAGGTGGGAAGATGCAAATTGAAAATGATATTAAACTTGATTATAGTGATGTTTTAATCAAACCAAAACGCTCTACACTCAAGTCTCGTAGACATGTGGACTTGAAAAGATCGTTGGGATATAGAAACCATTATAATCCAATTTTTCCAGATAATGTAAGACCTGTTGGTTATACTGGTATTCCCATCATAGCGGCTAACATGGACGGTGTTGGCACATTTGAAATGGCTGATGCTTTAATCGAACACAATATGATGACTTGTCTGAAGAAGACTTATTCGGTTAAAGAACTTGTAGCGTTCTTTGATCCAGATGAACGAAACTATAGCAGAATGAATCGTGTTGCTATGTCTATTGGTTCTACAGATATTGATTATGAAAAGTTTTGTAATGTACAAGAACTGACTGATGGCAATATACGCATTCTATGTGTAGATGTAGCAAATGGATACACAGAAGCATTCAGTAACTTTATCTATCAGTTACGTCTAAATCATCCAGAACTCGTCATTATTGCTGGTAATGTTGTAACTGGAGACATGACACAGGAGTTGATTCTCAATGGTGCTGACATCGTTAAAGTTGGTATTGGGCCTGGTTCTGTCTGTACGACTCGCATTAAGACTGGTATCGGTATGCCACAACTCTCAGCAGTCATCGAGTGTGCAGACGCCGCACACGGTCTTGGTGGACATATTATTGCTGATGGTGGCTGTACTACTTCTGGTGATGTAGCAAAAGCATTTGGTGGTGGTGCAGACTTTGTAATGCTTGGTGGTATGCTTGCTGGACATGATGAAGGCGGTGGAGAAGAAGTATTTGAAGACGACAATCCAAAACCCATAGGCATGAAGTTCTATGGTATGAGTTCGGAGACTGCAAATGACAAACACTTTGGTGGACTTAAAGACTACAGAGCCGCAGAAGGAAAAGAAGTCGTTGTTCCCTACAGAGGAAGCGTTACTAATACTGTGCATGATATTCTCGGCGGTCTCAGATCGGCGTGTACATATGTCGGAGCATCAAAAATAAAAGACTTGACAAAGTGTACAACTTTTGTTAGAGTAAACAACACACATAACAAGGTATTTGGTAATGGCACTTGAAGTAATGACGACACAGAAGTTCTCTCAAATGATTGAAGAGATAGCATTTGAAAAGCGTATTCCATACATGGATGCTGTCGTATGGTATTGCGAAAAAGAAAATGTAGAAGTTGAAGTCGCCGCTAAACTGATTAGTGCTGTACTCAAATCAAAGATTGAAGCAGAAGCGCAAGACTTGAACTTCTTGCCTAAGACTGCTAGATTGCCCATATGAATGGATTTGAAGCATATCAAACTTATCTAGCAGTCACCAATCACTTTCGTCAGAAGTCGTATGACTACTTTCGTTATAACGGAAAGATGAAGGTGAACGAAAGTTCTTATCAGTCTCGTAAAGATAAATGGACTTTTGAAAAGGTTGCTAAAAGGTTTGATAGAGAAGACTTTGTAAAGTATCTCATATCTAACATTATTGCTGATTCAGAGAACACTTGGATTGGTAATATGATGAACGGAAAAGGAGAGATTATATATAAGAAGTATGTAAAGAATCTTGAATCTCTTACATACAACTACAAAGAAGACTTAGAGACTATCTATGACTTTGAGTCTGATTTCGATAAAATATTCATATCTGAGAAAGGACATCCACTACTCTATAGACTATATCTGAGAAATAAAGTACACATAAATACATGTGTCATTCTCAATGATTTGGTGAACTATTCAAAACTCTGGCGCAAGCAAGATGATATGATGTTGAATGATTTCCTGAATTTGCTTGACAAGTATCCAAGGTTTCTGTATAGTTATGCCAATATCGACAAGGCAAAATATAAGAAACTAACATTGGAGGTTTTCAATGAATAACGAAGTTGAAGCATATGTCGGTGAACTTAGGGAACTTAGAGAGGAGAATGCAGTTCTAAAAGAACGATTAAAAGAATATGAAATAGAGATTGCTTGGACACAACAATACCAAGCATTACCTAGTGACAAGCATTATGATGTACAGTGGTTTCTACA